CTTACCGGGGTTACTACACTCTACATAACAAAGCATACTGAGTTGCTCACTCCTACAGCTACTCAATCTACGAATGAGGCTACTTATCCAGGGTATACCCGACTAGCTATTGGTAGAGATGCAGTTGATTGGTCGGACATTACCGCAGGGGTAGAGAATGCTGTACGCAAAGCTTTTGGGGCTAACTCTGGTTCTTCTCAGACAGTTAAAGCTTTCGGTATAGGTACGTCCGCATCTGGAGCAGGCGATCTTATACTATATGGTACGATAAATGCTCCGACAGGTAAGGTTGTCGCACCGGGTGATGCGCCATCATTTGAGATCGGCGATCTAGAAGTGATAGGGTAAAGCCATGGCAGATTACTTTGTAGATTTTTCAGCAGGCTCGCACGGTACTGGAACTTTTGCCAGCCCTTACAATACTCTAGTACATACATCTTCATATACATTATGTAACTCGTCAGATACTGTATGGGTACGACGTAATCGAACAAGTACGTGGTCTACAGGTAAGATCGCTCCAAATATACTTAAAGCAGGTAAGATAGTTGGCTGGCCAACAGCTACTGATCCATATTATTCTATAAGGCCATCTTCGGCACAAGCTACCTGGGATCCTGACCCAGCTGTAAATCCTAAGATTGTAAAAACTACAACGGTTACTGGGGAGTATTTAGTAGTTTTAGATGATGGTGGAATTGTAGAATTATGCAATATAGATGGTAGTATAAATACTAATATAGCCGGACCTAACGCTGCTATAATAGCAAGTACTGCTGTCGATACTAAAGTTGTTATCCTTACAAATTGTGCATTCACAAGCAGAGTAGAGCAGGCTGGTGTAAGAAGTGGTAGTCTATTCTTATGTACTAATGGTGGCACTGCAGACATCTATATTGATGCAAGAGTAAATAATTGTTCGTGGCACTTTAAAAACGAAGGCGGTACACTCTCGGCAGCAGGGTTTACTACATCTGCGATGTCCTACCAAGATGCAGCCAATGGAAGGGGAGGTTTGAGTGGCTCTACAAGGTTTGTAAACTGTACATTTAAGATGGATTATCCAGTTGCATTCCAGGCAGAAACTGGAGGCAGCCCCATCAATTCTGTACGTGGGACATTTATAAGATGTACCATGGAGTGGACAGTTCATATTACTACAAATGCTGCGGGATGCATAGCTCCGAGCATTGCTGTGCTTTATGCTGCCCCAGCACATCTTATAGATTGTACGTTTAAATCTGTCTATGCTGGAACAGTTGACCAAAATATATTGTTAATAACCTCTGCGCCACAACAAAATGACCTAAGCCGTTTCACAGTACGAGGCTTAAAAGTAATAGGCTTTAATGAGATAAATGTTGATCGTCTAGGAGAAGTACACATAGCGGACGCTACCGTGGACACCATACGTTTACGAGGCGGTGGAATATATACATTGGATAACGTAAACGCTACTACTCTGCGTGTAAATAAAGATAACCAAGGTCTAACAGCCAGCCCACAGATATGCACAGCTTTCCTAAAGAACTATAATGCAGGATTGGCGATAACTAGAAATCTAGCTTCCGTAGTATTTGCAACAGGGGCCAATAATGCTCCGTCTAGCTGGAATAAGCTAGACTCTCACGGTACAGTATCCGCTGCCACCCCATACAGAGCTGGAGGGGAAGGCTTCTCTATGAAGCTACTTGCAGCAATACCATATGTAGCTTTCTCGCCAGGAATAATGTCTAATGTTAGAGGGCTTGAGACTATCTTCGCTAGTTGTGGATCGGGCGCTAGAACAGTAACTATATTCGGCTACCATAAAGCGTTTGCCCCACAGGTTCCAGATACTGAAAATATATTTGCAGAGGTAGAATACAGAGGCGCCTCATCCACCAGCATAGAAACGAGTAGAGCTAATGTTGTAGGTACATCGCTAACAAGTGATGCATCTACTTGGACGGGTGTATCAGGCGGGACTCCATTCAAGATAGTACTATCATTCACAGCCGCCGGAAACCAAGCAGTAGCAATTAGAATAGGAACTACATTATCTCAAGCTGCTGGAGAACTTTATATAGATCCAAAGCCTGTGGTGACTTAATATGTATTTTGGATTAGGGGCCGTCGGCGCTAATCGTGCAAAATTAACCGCAGGGCCTACGGAAGCGTATGGTCCTGCGGTTGTTTACGTAATACCAGATTCCAGTATAGAAAAAGCGAGGTTTTTCACTCGCTTACACGAAGTATCCTTAGCAACTTATAAAGTTAACGGTATAGGATTTATAGCATCTCAAAGTTACCCAAGTTATATTGGTCCGGTTTCTTACAAAGAAGCTATGGTAGGGGTAGCTCCAGATACATTTTCTACTATAGAAGCTACCTGTATTTTAACAGGGGCTCACGATGTTGCATATATACTTGGTAGCTCTACCGATAATGACTCCGCAATAAATTCTCAAGCCACTCTATCTATATTTCCTTTTCTTAAAGGGATTGCGGGAGATACGTTTGCCACAATAGACGCTGTAGCTCTACTTACAGAGGCAATAGAGATACAGGGTATTTCTAACGGTAATGAAGCGGTACAGACGGCTACCCTATTCCTATCTTCACCACTACCTATGCAAGCTTCTGCAAGCGGGATAGATTGTGGTGAAACTTCTAATGCCTACCTATTTACCTACAATTTTTCAGTAGGTAATTTTACTTGGGCACCTGGAATAGCTTGGTAGAAAGCTTATCTAGAATGTCCAATAGCTTGTCTTGAAACTTATCTTTAAACTGTTCCTCTGCTGTAAACAAAGTTACAACCTCCTTATCTTCGTAAATAACCTCTATACACTTACGAGAGTATGGATCTGGCGCATCACATATGTGTACCATGCGGACGCCTTCGAGGTTAAGTAGCATGTCTATAGCGTCATCTGTTTTATTTAGCCTTATGAAGCAACTCATCGAATGTTCCTTTCACATCGAAGTGGTTATTAACTTTAGGTAGCTTAATCAAATTCGACCATTTATCTGTAGCCAATTCAAAGTCACAGGTGATTGGGATACGGAACGGGCATTCATCCATTATTGCAGCTACTTGCTCAACGTAGAACTGAGCATACTCAATTGGCATAATGGCGAAGTCACTGTCATGTATGTTATCAATCATCAGGGCTTCTGGACACCGGCGAGTGTGAATCTCTACAAGTATCTGCTTAAATAAATCCGCAGCGCCGCCTTGGATAATAGCATTCAATCCAATGTAAGATAACTCTACAGGTATGCGATACTGTCTGCCGAAAAAGTTACGTACAAATCCACGGATTTGTAGAGCTTCTTTAACCTTCTTCATCAACTGCTTAATTTCTGGAAGAGTTGAATGGTATTCTTCTAGAACATTATTACCTATCGCTTGTGCGACATCTGGCGGGATAGGTAATGGATATTCTGGTACAATGAGGCCACCAGAATAACGAGTGGCTGTCGTCCTGAAGATAGGTGAATCGACACCTTCTTCACCAAGCGCTTTAATAATACTACGCTTAGTCTTGGCTTGACCCATGCCATAAATAACTCCGAAATTAATAGGTTTAATGGGTTTACGTGGGAAGCCTAGTGCATCTGCACGTAGCTTATGATAGTCAATATCAGGATTCTTTTTGTATGCTTCAGTTATAATATCATTATTTGCGTAATGCGCAAAGATACGGTACTCTACCTGCGACAAGTCCCATTTAACTCCAACATATCCAGGCGGTATAACCATGGCACCAAGCACCCACTCTGGGAAGTTCTGTGCGTTTGGCTCTGAGCAGGAAAGTCTACTTGTCTTAGTACCGTGTTGCTTGAAGTTAGGATGAATTCTATTCGTCTTGTCGATTCTAGATAACCAACCTTCGCAGAACAATGCTTTGTCTTGTTCTGCTTCAGATAGCTTGATAAGTAAGTCGGCTAGCTTGGCGGCGTCCACACCGTGTAGAATTGGAGAGATTTGTTTTAGAACTTCCGACTTCCACGATGATTGCTTGATACCTTTTTTACCGCCGTCTGTGTATTCAATAGGTGTAACTTTATACCTACCTTCAAAGATTGCACGTACCTGTTGATCACTTGAGGGATTGAAATTTTGGACGCCAACAAGTACATCAATCTCCTTGCGTAAGGCGATTACTTCACACAACAAATCCATCAACCTCACTTGGAGGAATCTGGCGTCCACATCGATGCCAATATTCTCGCAAGTAAAAAGTAGATCTGTAAATCTAGACTCATTATCTAGTAGCTCTAGCTCGGTAGTTGCCCACTTCATGATTCTTCCTCGCTGTTAAGCCTGCGTACTCTATCTGCAATTTGGGCATCGTAGTTTACTACAAATTCTCTGATAGCTCCCATTCTAGAATACCAACAACCGGAGCCATCCGTGTATCGGATACTTTCATTACCATTTTGAACTGTAACAATGATTTGTACTGCACTTACATGCTCTGCTATCTGAGCTACATGTTGTTCTAGTAGCTTCTTAATTCGTTCGTCTAGATTCATTTTCTAGCCTTTAATCCTTGTAGAAGGAATGCGTACAATCCCTCGGTGGCATATAGATCATCTATCAAATACTTACCAAGTAAATCTAGAGGCACAGCTCCATAGTCTTTCGTTTTCATTTGTTCAGTCCAAGCTTCAACAGCTTTAGACTTTGTATGCTCTAGATTAAAAGCTGTACATAGGGAAGATAATGAGTAGCTCATTAAAGAATTATCATACAACCTACCCATTATTTGTGTATCGAAAATACGTAGGTTTGAATTAGATAAAAGTATTCCATCTTGTATCATGAAGTGCTGATCAAATTTTGGATTAGCATTAACATAATTCTGAATCTGCGTCGCCCATTCCGCAAGCAAAGCACACGTCTGCTCCAGTGGCATCAGTGTCTTTGCACTGCGATGGCGAATGGCTACGGTTATTGGATCTCTATTTACCCACTTAATTCCTATCATTGCAGATCTATGGCCGGCATATGCTTGGAATGCTTCCTCCTTATCGTTGAATGAGATTGTTTCTATGTCGATTATAACAGGTGTAGATAGAGGAACGGTATCGAATAGATACCGTTCCAACTGTTCTAGATCTACAACTGAATCGTAGTAGTTCATATTTCGCCTGACTGTAAGATTTGCCTAGCTGTCTTATCTACAAGATTACCTGCCCTATCCATTGCTTTAAGCAAATCTATAAAGGCGGAAGTCTTACGGTATCCGCCTTTACGGGAACGCTTAATACAATTGTTTCTAGCTAGCATACCTAGAACTTCTTGTGCTCTTTCAAATGGAAGCTCTGTATTATTTGAAATGTCACCTGCGTTCAGAGTCTCCGCTTCAAGTAGCATGCTTACAAAAGTAGCACAGTGTGGTAGTGCTTTGATGCTCAGTTCTACTTCTGCTGCATCCTTGAGAATGAATTCCCCCTTCTGCGTTACGGAATAATCATAGTAACCTAGGCTTGCACTCTTGTATATACGATTCAAGAACTCTTCTATAACTTGTACGTGTGCTTTCCTAACGCATACACGCCCATCTGGAAGCACAGAAAACGTACGTATAGCTAGACTTACGGACAATCTAGCCAGCTTCAAACGCTGGTCGGCAGGCTCAACAATAGGGCATGCGGATGAGTAGGTTTCGCCCATTCGCTTAGCTACTTCTAGAATCTCTCCATATGCATCATCCTCAATTACAATGTCATTTGCAGTCCTACTCCATGCGAATGATACAAGGTTAGAGCAAAGCTCACTAGTATGTACATGAAGAATTTCGCTGGTTCTACGACTATTGATTACATCAATAGGTACATCCCCGCTTGCCACGGCAATGACCATATCAAAACGGCGGATGTCTTCTAGTGCTCCAACCAATTCACGTACAGCTTCTACACCGTAGTTATACGCGCCAATCTTGTTATCACTTCGAGGATTAGAAATCCAGATCAATCGTGTTCTAGCTTTAGCTTTCGAACGTTCAATCTTGCTGATTTCAGCGATACCAGAGCTACGCATATCCGTCATACGTGCAAGCTCAAGTTCCCCCATACCTTTGACTTCCTCCAGGATTACTAGACGACTGTCATTTAAAGGTATAGCTCCCCATGTGACGAACCAACGATTGCTAGTTTCCTGCAATCCACCCACAATACCTGCAACGCTAGCACGCTTACAGTCAATGCGCTCGCCGCACTTGTAGTGATCGGACATACGAGTAGATGTCTCTGACTTACCCTGCCCGGAGTCACCAATAGCTAGCACATCACACCAGCCTTTAATTTCACGACCTTCGAAATTTATGTGTAATGCTGAATGCCAAGCTAGATCATAGAACAAATGCAAATCTGGACGCCGATAAATGCGTGTTACATTTTGCGCTAGGTCTGCATACAGCTCATCAAGCTTCTTATTTATAGAAGCGGGCGTCCACTCCTTAGGTGAGAAAATGGACAGGTCTACTGTGTGCTTGTAGTTCTGTATATCATTCTCTACTGGCGAGGCTTCGTATAGAACCAACGTTGCATGCGAATCAGTAGGTTCGGATACAGCGCGGGCTTGGAAATCGTAAGCCATATTACAAGCAATATTCGAGCCAACATAATACGCCTTACGTGTAACTTGTTCTTCATTACTAGAGCCAATCTTAATTTGAGGAATTAAACGAACTTCTTCTACGTTGAAGGACTCCTGAACCTCCAGCTTGGACGCCTTACATTTGCTAGGAATCCCGCCAAAGTCTTTAACTTTCTGGCGCTGCTTATCTTCGCCGGTATTAATAAGCTCTAGCAATACACGAGACTCCTTAGGAATCGTAATAATGTAGTCATCCTTCTCACTTGCATATGCTGGACAGAAAGCACAATACTCTTTATCACGATTACATACAACCTTGCTCTTAGACGGTACAACATATGGTGAGGTATCCTTAGCTGATACGACAGCCACAGTCTCTACAAGTTTACCACTATATTTAGCATTAGCAGATTGAGCGAGGTTAACTTTTACTGGTTCGTTATATTCCTCAGCAAATCCACCAATGGTATTAGCTGCCCGCATAGGCGTCCAACTATCAATCTTATCACGCAGGCTAGCTTTGTTAAGCTGCTTAGCTACAAAGTAGTCTGTGATGTCTCCATTGCTGATGTCTGAAACTTCTGTAAGAACTATGTTCTTTACAGAGCGAGCGAAGCGGGAGATTACGTAGCCAATTTTCTCCGCAGCTTTTCTACCGGGTGCGTCCACATCGAATATAATTACTACATCTTTACCTTTAAACAATCCAGCCCAAGATACTTTGAAACCTGCTGCACCACCTGTACTAGATACGGCATTGAATCCGTGCTGATTCAGAAGGATAGCTTTAAACTCCCCTTCTGTTATGATAACCTCATCTCCTTTAGATATGTTGTCGAAAAGAAATAGAGTAGCGGGAGCACCTTTACTGCCAAGTATCTTAGCTTCATCTCCTGCAATATCGTACTTATATTGACGGATATTTACGAGAGTTTCATTGCGATCATATACTGGAATCGTTATACGCTTAGAAGAACCGTAGTAACCTAAGCGATACTTTTGCACCGACTCTATATTTATACCATGCTTATGGTATAGCTTACCTAGAAACTCCTTGTTGCACATCAGCTCGTTATGACACAGTTCAACCAGAGCTGGGTCTACTTCAACTTTTTGTGTACCGAATATATTGTCAGCATGTGCGGAGATTACATCTATAGGCTGATTCAATTTAGTGGAGAGGAACTTCAGTATATTCGCTGGTGCGCCACAAGAGAAGCAATTGAATACTCCGCTCTTTTTATTTATACCGCCGTGCGCATTACTTAGATCGTCACTATCTTTGTGGAATGGGCAAGTTACTTTCACCCACTCAGATGAGCCTTCTGATTCTAAGAAGGGTATCTGAAAGAGCTTTAATAGATATGCTGGTTCGCGCTTGATCACGCTAAACCTCTATCAGAAATCGCTAATAATCTGTTTAGCGAATTTCTCTAGTAGTTTGTGATCTCCCTTAACTGCTATGAAAGCTTCGTCTAGCAGGTTCTCGGTTATTCCAGCTTCTGATCTATGTGTGTCTATTACCGTATCTGTAACTGCGTCCAATTTCTTAATACGATAGACCTTACCACCAAGCCCCTTAACCAAAGTAGCTTCCATATCAAATCGGGCATCATCAATAATTACAATTATTTCAGTCTCTAGCTTACCCTCATCTACAGCAATTTCTTCCACCTGCTTCTTCAGTATACGTAGAAAGAAATCCTCCCCAAATCCACCTTCGTGACCAATCCCAGGTTCCTTACGTATAATGTCTGCAAACTTCTGCATGATAAAACGCGGTGTAAGACCCCATTCAGTAAGCGTAGTTTCTTTATCGCTACCAAACCAGTGAGCTGCTGTGCCACCAAACAAGATATGGCAAGCCATTTTCAAAGGCTGTGCAAAAGATATGCGTACGACGTGATGAGTCTCTTTTGTTAGTTGCTCTATGTATGTAGCTATGGTGGATTTACCGTGCCCTTTAGGGCCAGTAAGTGCAATGATCTTCATATGTTTAATCTTGTTTGTTTTAGGTTAAGACGAGTAAACCCCGCATGTTGTGTAGCATGCGAGGTTTACTTTAAATATCTACAGATTAGAACGGTGGTTCGTTATCTGCTTTCGGTGCTACACGATCAGCAGCTGACTTAGCTGGGCCATTATTATTCAATGGTGTCTCTGGCGGAGTGGCGGTATGCGTATCGTCGGACTCGTTAGTATTCTTAGACATAATCTCAGCACGGCGCTCCTTCAGCATATCACAAGTAGCTTTAAGCTCATCATGTGCGATGACAGGAGTGGCCTTGGAGCTACCAATCTGAGGAGTATAGAACTTGTCGGTATCTTTAGTTTCTAGAATACTGTAGAGTTCCCACTGGTTGTACCAGATAGGTGCTTTAACTACACCATCTTCAAAACGGATCTTAGAATTCTTCAGCTTGTTCAGCCACATCTTACCAGTACGATGACCAGTCTTAGAGAAGTTCAGCACATACAGCTGGCTGAAATCCGTAAACCCATCCATCTCATTTGCCATAGCTACAATGAAATTGTAGTACTCTGTAACCCTGGCGCGATCCTTACCATCTACTTTGATAGTTTCCCAGCGCTCAGCAACCTTGGCTAGCTCACTGGAAGGATCATTGCTACGATTAAGGATACGCTGGTCCTTAGCGGCTTTACGATTCGGATTCCATTCAATCCATTCAAGCCAGAAGATCAAAGGAACTACGAACTTTTTGGACTCCTTTGGAATGATAACTGTCTTAGTAGATACATCAGCAAAGTCACCTGACTTAGCGGCATCTTCAGTAACTAGCGGAGAGAGCGCCTGCATCAGCCGCAAATTCGGCATTATCATGTCGCGCTGGCGCATATCCTTGAAGTCGTCATCGGCTCCGCTGTAGATAGCTGGCATGTTAGCCTTGGTTGTGATAATCTCGCTCATTTTGAGTCTCTTTCTAGTGCGATTTGCACTGGGTATACTTTAATATACCATGGGTTTATGAAAAGTCAAGCAGTTTCTTTAGCAGTTAAATCTCTTGAGTTTGGACGCAAGAGTGGGTGATTAAAGCGTCGAATATATCATGGTCCCTCTGGCAATACGACTTAGGTACACCATCTTTACGCCATACCAGCTTCGTTATTCCAGTAGCTATAATGTGCTTAGTACAGATAGGGCAAGGTTTATGTGTACAGAAAATGGCACACCCATCTACTGTTTCTTTAGCGTTCAAGATAGCATTCATCTCAGCATGGATTACAAAGTCATACTTTGTAATCTTATTGAAATCATCTGTATTCTCCCACACTTCCTTGAAATCTTTTACAGCTGAGGGGAAGCCATTATAACCTAGAGATATGATCTTCTTACTATAAGGATTGAAGACTACTGAACCTACCTTTGTTCGTGGATCTTTGGAGCGTCTAGATATTTCATCAGCTAGTTTTAAACACACGTCCACGAACTCGTATTCGCTTGTCAAAGTCGCTGTCGTGTTTGATATTAGACTTAAGGAACGCATCATTCTCTTTCTGAGATTGCTCTCGTATATGTTTAGGAACAGTTAGTTCCATACATGTGTTACAACAGAAGTACTTACAGTGCCATACAGTGTTGACACTATATAGAACTTTAAATCCCCTACCGCATGGTGTACCGCACTTAGGTGCGCTACAGACCTCCGGCAGCTTCGATTTTTCTGAGGTATTTTTTACTGGAGTTCTTTGGGCCGGCATTGTAATATTGGACGCCTTTGCGCCAATCTCCTTTAGAGTAGTTCTTATCTAGCCACAGAAGATAATCCGTAGCTATCTTTGTAGCGAAGACAAAGTCAGTTTCCATCCTATAGATACTGCTTCGTCCATTATATACTTGTTTAAATGCCGCTGGTGTAATCTGATATGGGCCGACTTCATGAGCAGCTCCACGAGATCTGTCTACATAGATGAAGTTCCCATGGGCGTCCATGTAGCTGTTTGTTTCAACCTTTAGAATTGCTTTTAAGACGCTTGGAGGAACTTGCCTTTCCTGGCTCAATGCTTGGGTTGATATGTGTAGAATGAGAATCACTAAAAATAACTTCATAAGACTTTCCCGGTATATCCGCATTAAATTGAACGGCTATTACATAGTCAGTTAGGCGTCCGATTAGTTTCTTATCTACAGCTGTACCATCTTCTAGCCAGTAATAACCGTCGCGTTTGTTGTCATAGAATATATCCCTCTGCCTACCATTTATTACAGCAGAGAGGGTTGCGCTACCATCTTTAAGTAAGATGCAGTTACCAAGTCTAATCTTTTCCTCGGTGTTGAAGCGCATATATAAGCGCGAGACAGCTACCGCAGCAGCAAAGCCAAGCAAGAATCCGCTCAATAGGTGAAAGATCATTGCTGGTTATTCCTGAAAATCCAACAGCAGTTAGGATATATAGTAATAGGATAGGCCATGTCATTTCTTAACCTTTCTCATGGTAAGTGTAGGCTTATCAAACATTCCAATCGTTGCAGGAATCCGCAACTTAGGATCGGCAGATTCCTTAGAGTAGCCTTGCTCGGTTACAAGCCCATTAATGAAGCTAGTGAGAGCATTTGCATTAAAGTCCTCGGATACAAGTTCGTTACCGATAGGATGTTTCTTAAGCCATTCTACTACAAGAGGCTTGTTCTCCTTAGATACAGACACGTATGTCTTACTACCTGGAGTAAACTTATATCCACCAGCGGAGATGCTGTCCATATCACTAGCTAGCATTTCGTTGCTGACTTTCTCTGCAATCTGCGGCATGTGAGTATTAGCTGCCGTAGTGACAGACTTACATGCATCAAGCAAGCTATCTAAGATAAGATAGCATTTAAGTTTAGTCATCAGGTCTGCACGTGTGCAGCCGAAGGCTACTGGCTCTAGAACCTGTAGCAAATCATCTTTAGCTTTTTCAAACTGCTGAACCACGATGTTCAGATGGTCGAGCAGCGCTGTTTCGTTAGGAGCGGTCATAATTTATCCGTATATGGGATGTAGGCTTTGAGTTCTGGCGAATATGCCAGGATATTGTAGTACTTTCGATCTGGCTGCGTGAGCCAGATCATTCCTGCGATAGCAGTAAGATAGCTAGGCCCATTAAGAACGATCATATCTTCTTCTTGGTTAGCTCGATCTAGAATTTCTTCTAGCTTATCTCTGATCTCTCCAAGCCCTTCCTTGTTAGCTAGATCAGACGGCCCGAATATGAATACAGGGTTCTTAATGTTTTCGAATGTATGCTTGGAGTTACGATAGAGGATGTAAGTAATCATGCACTTGCTTTCAAAAGGATATTCTTAATTGCGGCTACGTTCTTAACCATATCAGATAGCTCGCGCTTATCTCGCAACACATCTACAATATATTCCTCAATAGAATCAGCATAGATGTAATCGCGATACAGAACTTTATTAGTCTGACCAATACGATGGCAGCGATCTTCTGACTGCGCACGCGTGCCATATGAGAAGTCATTACTATAGTAGAATACAGTATGGCATGGGCATGTTTTTGTACCTAGCAGAGTAAGGCCAACGCCTCCGCTCTTGACATTACCGATGAATACTTTAACAGAATCATCAGTGTTAAATCCATCAACAGCAGCTTGCTTCTTAACTGCATCAACAGACCCGTCATATATGACTGCATTCACACCACGTTCACGAAGTTGCTTTAGAATCAGTTGGTTGTCTTGCTTGAAGCGGGACCAGATGATTAGCTTCGTACCATCTGCAACAACATCTTCGACATCATCGAGCATGTTGTTCAGTTTGGCGTCCCCACCTGGAATGGTAGTTATCTTTGTCTTGCGTACGGGTTCGCTGTCTGAATCCAATTCAATATCTTCCATAGCTACACCTTCGTAGCCAGATAGGAAGCCACAGCATAACTGAGACAGCTTTAGCATTTGTACAATGATGAACTCAGTCGTACTCTCCGTACCATCTTCAAGCATGACGTAGAACTCTTGAGCCATCTTCTTATACACTTGGCGTAGCGTATCTGGCATCTCAATTGCACGAATCTCAAAGATTTTCTGGGGTAGGTCTAGACAACGTTCCTTCTTAACTACGAATGACATTCGTGCCATGTCTTCCTTGAGCTTATCAATCTTATCTTCTTTGAAACCTGTTACAGTTTCAAAGCCACCATTCTTCTCTACGTATGCGTACTCATTCTTAAAGCCACGATATGTACCAAATCCTAGAGCACCTGGACGCAGGAGTTCAAACTGATGCCAGAGATCTAGGATGTTATTGCTCACTGGCGTACCAGTAAGAATACGCTTCATCGTGGACTCCTTAGCTAATGTATTGCATGCCTTACTACGCTTAGCCTCTGGATTCTTGACATAGTGTGACTCATCAAACACAACCATTGAAGGCTTGAATGCTAGAAGTTGCTGGATCATGGTGCTTACACTGTCATATGACACGATAAGAACTTTAATACGTGCTTCGCCAGCAATAACAGCAATCATCTGGTCGATGGATTTAATGTCACCCATCAAAATATCCATGTCAACATTATGGACGCCGCAGATACCCATGTACATTTCGCGGCGCCAGTTAACAACGAGCGACTTGGGACAAACAATAACAATACGAAGCATCTCACCAGCTTTTAATGTGCAGGCATAGTAATCTAGCTCAAGAGTGATACAGAAAGTTTTACCTGTACCCATCTCCATTAGATGGCCGAATGATTCTGAACCTATAGCGCTTTCCGTTGCCACAAGTTGGTGCATGAAAGGCTTACGTGTATACGGTGGGTCGAATGTACTTGCCCTATCCTCAAATAAGTATTCCCACCGCTTTGAAGCGCGCTTCTCTTCGACTTGGTGTACCAGAGATTCGTACTTAATAAGCGTTGCGGCATTTGCTGTAAGCTCATACTCATCCTGCTTAAAAGTTGTAGATAGATAAGCTAAGTTAGGCTGCGTTACTGGGATATCCCAGCCTCGCCGCTTCTTATTCCACTTCTTCTCAGGGAAACCTAGGAATAAATTGTGTAGTGTAGAGTTGTAATCTCCTACAGCTACGGCACATATTGTCTGGGCGTCCACAGCTCCGATCTTAAATTTAATTGCCATCGCTTATCCTTTCTTGGGTAAGTTCTATAAAGTTTTCGTACGTTTTAACCTTGGAAATGGCACAAGCAAGAGATTTCCAGCGCATGGACATCTCGCTAGACTTGCCTAATACCATACAGAATTCTGGATTATTATGCAGATGTGCTACAACTAGACACGGCGCATTACGTGGCCACAGTTGGTGTAGAATTACAGCTTTCTGTGTAGGTCGTAGCAGCTTTAGAATGTTTTCTCTAGATAGATCACCAGTCCTATGTACCTTATTCTCTATATCCATAGCATAACCAGCCCGACTCCATATACGGATGTCGGGCTGGCCCATTTGAAATGCTGATTGTACGTTAGCTACAACATAACAACCATAGAAGCGTGCCGCTTCCGCGAACTCGTTCTGAAACTTATTCTCTAGATGATTTTTCATTAATTGGTTTCAGTGCTGTTTTGATGTTGTATAGTAAAGCATAGATAGGTGCAGCACCTATCATGTTGTTGCTACCATACTTGTTAGGTATGTAAATACCAAGTAGCCGCAGAATAGAAAAGAATTCCCCCTCTAAGATGTACTTAGGATCATTCGGATCAGTGATACCTACAGAGTCTGCTTTCCTTAGAAAATTTTGTACTGTATCAATATAAGTAGGTAGCCTAGACAATTTCTTAAGCACAAGCCCCTTAGCGCGAGCTGCGTTAAACTTATCCGCTGGATTACACAGACTTATGCCGATGTATATTTCTTCATCATCTATATAGAAACCAATAAGCCCTATACGATGCTTCTCTTCTATAGAAGGGGTTTCATGGCGCTTCAATAGATTAAGTTTATTCTTCCTGATGTAGTTGAAATAGATCCTAGGAATTGTAGATGAGCTTTCGGGTGAGTTCTTCGCTTCGTTCATAGTGTTCTTTGAATACCCTTAGTATTGTGTTGTTTGTTTCTTCGTCTTTGAAAGTGGAAAGAGGATATTGCTGCATCCACTTAACTACCATTGGTCCATACTGCGGAGGATAAATTACCCTGTATACCTCATCAAAGATTATCTCTCTTATAGCAGCACGTCGTACGGACTCCAGTGCATTAGCAGTACCAAACACAAGATCATATGCGATAGCGCACACCATCATTTGTTTAGCTGCATCAGCCGTTCCCATTACTCCTTTTATTCTTTGCCTTATCAAACTCATCTTGCTCCGCCTTTCTGTATCTTGCGGACAGGTGTTCTTTATCTATCTTAGCTTCCATCAAGTTTACCATTGTATTGGCAAACTTTTTAACGAGCGGAAGCGTGAAGTCTAAGTTATGTGTAGCTTCAAACAATTCCGCCCAGGCTTCTAGTTCTTTTGTATTCCTAGGACGGCTTGGAAACCATTCTTTATAGCGGTTAGCCAACCATCTGCATTCAATGGCAGTGTCGAACCTAGATATTTTTCTATGGGTGAATGCGTACTCTACCGCAGCCTCTTCCCCGCCTAAGATAGCTATGATGCCATCGTCGACGGGGGAATCTTTAGGTAGACCGACTTTAAGTAACTTCCACTCACGTACTGTGAGTAACTCAAACTGTTTTGTTTGAGGGTTTAAAGTCATCTGACGCATGAGGATCACGCATCGCTTGTGGGATATGCAGCTACATCTTTGATGTACATTTGAGTGAAGGCATACAACCAATTCACATCTGCTTTTGCGTCCGGGCCGTAGCCCTTCCACATCTGCTGAAAGTAATCACTGCATTTGCGCAGCCAAATCTTATCCTTACGCCAGGATAGATTGAAGCATACTGCCATAGCTGTATCGTAGTTTTTAACTACGTTAATCATGTGGCAGGCAATGTCCCACTCATTCGGCTTTACTTTAAGGAGCTTCGCCCACTTTTCAATATAAACTTTACGGTCATTAGCATCGACAGACATATTCTTATGTCTCCTATGTTGGGGTTTGTTTGGTTGCGTACAGATTTATCAAATCTTCTAGTGTGAGCATAGCAAATCTTTTGCAGTACTCATACTTATCTTTGTTGCCAGCTATCCATTCCTGATTTGTATTGATCCACTTCGCCAAAAGGTCATGCTCATCTATACAGCAATCCTTCTTAGAAGGAAGCAGTAAGACTTGCGAATACAAAGTAAGTTGCCTGAGTTCGTACTGTCGTACAAATCCAGGAGCTTCTTTATGTATTCTGATTATTTCCTCTGGTCGCATGGTCGGCTATCTTTTCGTTTAGTTTATCTTTGAGTGCAGCAATCTCTCGGACGAGCTTCTCCATCTTAGCTGTGACAGCTTCGATCTCATTCACATCATCTATGGAGCCTTCGTGCTTAGCTAGGAACGCTGTTATCTTTGTAAGATGAGCGCGCCTATCGGAAGTTTCCTTCTCTAGCTCTGGTACTTCTTTGCTAAGCTCAGCTAATTGCTTACGCTTAGACTCAAGCGTCTTTTCACGCACACTTAGGCAGTGTTCCATCCATAGCGTGTCATTCTTAGCACGCTTTATTCGCCTACCTAAATCTTTAGCTTTCTCTAGCGTCTCTAGAACAGACATATATTTCCTTTCTCGGAAACGGGGAATGGTGCTGCTTGTAAGATTCGAACTCACGACCCACGCATTACAAATGCGTTGCTCTACCAGCTGAGCTAAAGCAGCATATAAATGGACGTCTGTTCCGCCCTGTCATGCCTTTGTTCTCGGGTTAGCCGTGCCCATAGCCGTAACAAGTACGGACAATTAGTTTGTAATGACTCTAACTCTATGGCCGATGCGTAGCGATGAAGCAAGGTTTCTGTTGTTTGATTGACGACATATACGTTTCTCCGTATGGGTTTAGCAAGCTGGTGGACACCGTAGGATTTGAACCTACGACCTTCTGCATGTAAAGCAGCGGCTCTAACCGGGCTGAGCTAGGCGTCCGAAACGCACGTTTATTTTGGAGCGTTAAACGTGCAAACATCGCTAGTAGTTATATGTCTACCAACATAAGCCTCCAACTTCAACAAGCACCCTTTGGTCGCTATCCAGCATGATCAATTTTCCTCAGCCTTTGTGCGCTGCAAAAGCATGTGAGGGAATCTATCTACTGGACTTGCTTAGATGACGATCGGCTAGTTAACTGAACATATGAGGGCAGGTAGATGCTCGCATCACAGATGAAGTTTTCGGCTTAAAAGAAACCCTAGTTTGTTTTAACGTATTAAGCTAGGAAACATTACGGAGGGTTAGCGTCCCTCAACTCTAAGCATCGTAGTTATACTAAGTATCTATACAGAGTGGCCTACCTCCATATAAAAAATGATATAAGTATGTCAGCTTTGGTGCGGAAGGTGGGACTCGAACCCACACGAATTTTACTTCGCTAGAACCTAAACCTAGTGCGTCTGCCAATTCCGCCACTACCGCGTTTAAAGTGGGCCAGCTAGGATTTGAACCTAGAACCTAGAGATTATGAGTCCCTTGCTCTGACCGTTAAGCTACTGGCCCAGTTGTCAAAGATATGCAGCGTTTATACAGAGTTATGCTGCGATCTGTGGTGTCAGAGTAATGTGGTCCTACCAATCTAACTCTGATAAGATACCCTCGCTAGATTTTTAGGTCTAGTGAGGGTATTTAACTTACAAACCGAGCTTCTGGCGGAGTTCAGCCAACTGCTGTTCCAGCATGCTGATCTTGTTGTCCTTCTCAGCAAGCTTAGCCTTGGTGTTAGCAACACCGTCGCCACGCTTCTTGGTCCAGCCTTCAAACAGCTTACGAACCTTGGTGAGAGCCTGCAAGGTGTAGTAGCTGGTGCGACCTTCCTTGTTGCCTGGGAAGGTCGTCTTGTCTAGCGAGTCAACAGCGTCGACGAACGCATCGACATCGGTGACGCCATTCTTAGCGAGGATACCAACCAGCGCGCTATGCAGCTCGACGAGGACAGCAGGAGCGTCCACATCCATAGCGCGAGGAGTAGGAATTGGCTCACCGTTGGCGTCTTCACTAGCAGAGAACTGCTTAATAGCCTTGCTGGCGTCCGCCTTGCCATCTTCATCTTCGTCATTCGCAGCCGAATTGGAAGCCGAGGTAGCAGTTGCCGGGGCGTTGACAGAAACCGAGGCACCGGGAGGGAGAGGCATGTTCATGTTGTAGTCGCTTTCGTTTTTTGACCAGGGGGTTTGATCTGGTCGGGGTATACTTTAATATACCAGATGTTTTCAGAGAGTCAAGGGGAAACTTCAGGCTCGGAATCAGAGATTCCAATAACAACCTGATGATTCTTCAACCAAAAGGGAGGTACATTCTTTCGATATACCTTCCTACCTACGAGATTTTCGCTGTATCGCCTACGTTCAGTATCCGGATTAAGTGGATACGTAAACTCTGCTCTAGGAAATAAATGCTGAAACTCGCGAACAGCATTTACCATGTTGTGGCTTCTATATTGTGTATGGTGAAGCGTATTTTGCTTCACCATCTCACATTCTAGGAGTCCGATCATCCATTCAAGATTGTAGGAACTTTGTACACACCATTGCCACCAGAATATATTCGATTCTTCTTTAGCTGGTGTGAAATCTCGGTGAGATTCACACGCTGTCATCTGCACAGCAGTGGAAAGAATGGTGGATATTTCTGGGATGATACTGATCTCATCTCCAATCCATTTGCTTGTTGTATAAGCACAAGGGGATAGGAAATAAATCATCTCAACCACCATCAGAATCTAGATCATTAGCTAGCGTAATGATAACTTCGCATGGTTGGAACCTCTCAGGATCTCCTAGATTCTGCGTTACTGCGGTGTTATCAAACACAGTGCCTTCACCTTCATACTGATATAACGGCGCATCTTCCATAAAGAAGGTACCGCCATTGCGAATGTTGACAAGGTTTCCGATGTCTACATCTAGGGAAGTAGCGATGTAGATTTCCTCTCCATCGCGTACCTTTGCGTCCCTATAGTGTTTTCCGATAATGAATCTCATGCTTGTACTTTCTACGGATGGTGTTTCCGATTTTTGACAAGGGGTTGCTTATGATCTGATACTTAGAGATGAAGTCCTTCCATCCCTTAGTATTTGTTGTATGTTTGTACTTCGTTCCGTAGCCAATGTAGTAAGCGAAGCGGGCTAAGGCGTCCGCAGAGTTGGGGGGGCTATCTAGTGTCTGACCACCAAGGATGAGAGACTTATAATTCATCTCAAGATTGATGATCAAGCACACCTTAGAACGCATATCCCACAGATGCTTCTTATTAGTATTCTTAGCGAAGTCAAATAAGATGTCGTTGCAACGGGTGAATTCATTGTACCACCATAACTTATTGTCAGCGATGAAGAAATGCTCTGACTTAACTTGGCAGTTAATAACTATGCTACCATTGCGTCCGACCCATACAGTATCAGGTTCAGTGATTGTGTCGGAGTGTGTAATCTCATATTTTGTGCCGGTAAAGTGTGTCAGATTACCGACAAAGTCCCGCATCTTATCGTAATCACGAAATATGAACATCCTACCCATCGTGGTTACGTAATAGGTTTTAATTTTACTACTCATTGTCTACCTTGCTTTCTGTGGATTTTCTTCCATCGTTTCTTTTCGCGTGATTTGGCTACTTTTTCTCTAGCCATTGGTTGGTTTTGTAATAGGTAGTACGAGGCTATGCTTGGTGAATGATGGTAGGGGGTACAAAATTAACTACAGGTAATGCTACCCAACGTGGTTTGGAAATTGGAAGAAGATGCTTCAGAGTATAATCAGCATCTTCTTCTGAAGTGTTAGAAGTCTGATTTAACATCTCTACGTGCCTTAGCAATCTCAGCAGTGGACATATCGGCTGAAACCTTGCGCGGCTTCTCTACAATCATACTACCAACAGTTACACCTGGATCGATAGACTTCTTCTTACGCTTCTTAACAACCCTCAGCTTACCGCCTACAACGCGAATACCTAGCGGAGTATCGCGTTGTATATGGGGATTACTCTTCCCCCATTCTTTAAGGGCACGCATATGACATGCGCGACCGGTGAAGTGGGCGCCGTTGACAACGTAGCACGTAACGCGCTTGCCGTTGAACTTCCATTGGTAACGTTCCATGATTCTAGCCTTCTTTTGTATAGACTGAGATCAGTCTTTGTTTGTAGACGGCCGCATTTCCTGTGTAATAACAGGGGCGCCATCCGGTAGGGGTTTCATAAAATTTAATATCTTTAACCATGCGTCCAGCCATTAGTGTATGTAGAGCGATTCTGCTAATCACACGACTTTCAAATCGGACGCCGAACTTCTTATCGCTTACGGCTAATACAATTTGTACTTCGTTAGCGTACTTCGTACCTGTGAAGTACCTAGATTTATCTTCATATCGGTAGAAGCTGCCATATTTTGTATGGCATTCAACAATCGCGTCATCCTTAGCTGCTACACTGAAGAATCTATCGTCAGGCGTCCTCAACGCATAGTGCGGAGGATTCCACCAGACAACCTGCGGAGGGTTATCCCATTCAGGTTTGAAGTCTATAAAGAAGATGTTCTTTTTGTGGATGATGTCGCAGTCAATTTGCATAGTATTTTCAACGCTTTCTTGTGTTGGTCTATGTGTTCGTGATCGATGAATTTGGATGCTAGAACTGTCTTACTTTTCTTAGACAGCATTACGAAGTCTGATAGCTGTTCTTCTGGAGATAGAGGATGACTGTAATGTACTTTGTAGAGGTTCATGGCTTTAAGCTATATCTCATAGCTACCTCTTCGAGCGCTATTTTCCAATTTTCTACATTACTACCGTCATGGGTTCGTTGAAGGTCTAATAGAAATTCGTAGGTTGTATCTCCCTCTTCTACAGCTACTCCAGACTTTACAAGCATTGGAAGTGCATTAGCTAGAGAACCCTCCATAGAAGGATGGTAGAATTCATCTTTGATGAGACAACCTACTGCACATTTGCGTCCATCATTGTCACGATATTTACAGGCTTCATAGGGTTCGCCAGTCCATAAAGATGGACGTATAATTACAGAACGAGCATTCTGCTTCAGCATGTGCTCCTTAACGGTATCGTAAATTTCCTGTGTGTTCATACTGGATATACCTTGTATATGGTGTAGATGCATATGATTGACATCCCTACAGTCATTGTAAGGATTGTGAATGTTTCTACTTTTGTGAAGTAGGTGAACCTCGTGCGATATGAGAGGTAGAGTAGCATAAGCGTCCATAATGTTAGCAGTATTGTGGAGCCGATTAGAAAGTTCATTTGTTTATCCTTTCTAGGATATGGGTTTGACCATATGACGTAGCAGGTTTGTTAAGTCTGCTACGTCATATGGTCAAAGCTGCCTCATACTTCCGTGCACATAGTTAAGTTCTAGGCATAGGGCCTGAAAGAAATCATTGAACTGCAGCTTAGGACAAAGACCAATATTCCAATTTTCAAGTGTTTTATAAGCAATGCAAGTATAATCCTCAGATGAAAGGAAGGCACCAGACTTCTTATCAATTTCCTTCATATATTGTGCATAGCAGAGTACCAGCATTGCAACGCGAATGTTAGTCTTGCCGTTAGAGATGGAAAGAGGATCATTCATACTTTAAATCTTTCATCGATAGCACGCATAGCTGCGCCGACGGTGGGGAAGAACTTCGATACAGCGTATGTATCGAAGTTGAAACGTACATACCACCAAGACTCTACAAACTTACCTCGCTTGCTATTATAGGTGCTAGATAGGATTTTATGTCCTTTATGGTGGATTAACTGCAACGTAAGTGGAGAGGAGTTGGCAGGATTCGACAAGCATTTTAGGTAGATGTTTGTCGGTTAGACAGCTTGCTGCAATGAATGGATCGGCGTCCAAGATGAAGATGTTCATTATTTATCCTTCGGCGGGTAATTCTGCTTCAATGTTTCCAGCTCATCAATAATAATTTGAAAATGCCCATGGTTAAACTTAGATTCCATCGTCTTCCATCTTCCATTAGTGGACGCAACAGAATTTTCTTCACACGCGGGTGGGGAAGATGGTGTGGAAATTTTGAAATCTTTGCAAAATTTTGCTAAAGATGGATAACCTTCGTATGTTACTGCTTTTATTACTTTTGCTTTGCTGCGGTAGATCCAATCCGCTACCTGTGGATAATCCTCTTCACTAATAAATGAGGCTTTATTATGATCAGAATGGAAAGATAATTCCCCTTTCTCATTCGTGCTGTAATAACCTTTCTCGGTTAGAATAACCGTTTGTTTAGACATGATTCGGACTCCGGTAAGGGTTTTGAAAAAGTTGCGAAGTATAGCACTTCGTTTTGCTTTGCAATTTGTTTGTTGCTTAAGATGTTGTGGATTTTTTCTTGGGGAAATGGGAATGCAAGGTGTTTGTTTATACGAGGCTGTAGATGTGTGAGTATTGGCGAAGTTTTAGAGGCTGGCTTGCTACTTAGGAGTCCGTAACGTGTTTACTATTTCAGACCTTAAGCCGCGGCGCGCCGTATGCTCCGATTTATCTTGTAAACCCATACATAATATATAGAGGGGTATATATTAAGGTTGTGTTAAGAAGAAGAAGAAGAAAAAAGAGAAGGTTTTACAATATAAAAATTAACATACAGAGAAGGAACCCTCCACCCCCTGAAATAGGAATGACCCATTGCCCCTTCGCTAGAAAACACATTGTGGACGCAACTGCAAACGTCGCAAACATCATCCACATCACAAACAATTTAAACGGCGTGGACGCAATCGCATAAACTCCTCCATTGCTATAATCGTTTGCATGGTGAGAGGAGCATACGATTGCGTCCACAACGTTGAAATCTCGTCGTGGCGCTGGAAATTTTTCGACAAGTCTGCTAGTAAAACCTACTCAAAACGTGTCCAATCTGGTGTGAAATCATGGTACTTCCTGGCGATTACCATAGCTTTATCGGACGGGAATTGTGAATTGTGTGCTTTGTAGTGCTTTCCTTTCGGGCGTCCACGATGTTTTGTCTGTAGCGTTTTACGCTCTGGCTTTTGTTTGTTGTGTAGTTTGTGAGCTTGTCGGGGTGTAAGTTTGGCGTCCGCGATGAGTCGGAATTGTGCCATGATTAGATGTTTCCACGGATTCCCCTAGCGAAGGCTAGGATTATCAGGAGGGAGAGGATATAGATAGCGAGGTACAGCATGCTTAGACCATCTCCACGACGTGGACGCCATCGGCTTCAATCGCTTGGCGTATGCGTTGCCAAGTTGCGTATGAGATTGTGCCGACGCGGTGAATGTGGGTGATGTGCCGGGTGATGGCATTACGAACTATAAGCATTGTGGACTCCTGGTGTTGTGTGGTTGGCTATCAATTCAACGCTATAAGTTGTTAGGTTATAGCGTTGTCAGATGGTCAATCTTAGGCAGCAATGCTTGCAGGCTTACGCTTAGCGAGGATGTCTCGGACTTCTGCGGTCAGCTTGGTCAATTGCTTCAACTTGCTATTGGTCACTGCATCAATGCATGCAGCATCAATCGTATCATCTTCGTCAATGCAGGTTCCCGCTACCTTCGTGAGATTAGCCAGCGACTGTTCAACAGTGTTGCAGTAGTCTGCAACCTTGCGAATGCTAACGAGTTGCGACTTGTCAGCTTCCTTTAGAAACTGAGTACCGAGACGCTTGCGCGCTTGTTCTTGTTGCTTTTCGGTACGTTCACCGGGTTGCAGCACGATGGCGATTGAAGCCATAAGGACGCCAGCCTTGAGTACCTTTACAGCCTTGGCGTTGTAGTTCTTGGCGGCATTGGTCAGATTGAGAGTCTGAGTCATGATAAAGCCCTTTCTTGGACTTGTGCTATTGCTTAATTGCAATGCATTTGCTGCCCATTTGTAGGATGGGCAGACGTTGCATAACAAGTATGCAGCTTCCCTATATGTAGCGTAGGGAGTCAAACGTTGTGGACGCATAAACATGCACCGCAACTACTCGCTCGGGGTTGTCCATATAGACCCGTTCCAGCATCGCTGGCGTTACCTTACCTCTTACTTAGATGTAAACTACTGACATCACCATTCCTACGCTGTCAAGCGTCACCTCGCTACCCATCGTAGTAGCGCATGGAATGGTGGTAGTATGACCGTTAGCCTTGCTCGCATGCTGGCATTACTGGCAGTCTGTAAGCGTCTGAGGTGGCATGCATAGCACTCTGGCATGCAGTGTGCTATATGTCTATTACTCTTGTTCCCCTTGTTAGTGAGCGTTAGCTAACCTTGTCCACCCCTATGTAGATAGGTCCTACTGCACGGCAGTGCCGATGCTGTAGGCTTGTCTGCGGGATGTCCCTAGTGCATGCGCTCTATGTCATGCGCCCTAGGTTGCTGGCTAGCCTCACTCACTCTATAGTTGTCAACATGCCATCGCTGGCATGTGTGTAGTCTCATCATCGGGGAGCTAGGTGCAAGCGCATTCCCTGCACGTTGTGGACGCATGCTCTAGTGTATCACACGCAGTGAGCTAGCTAGCGTGTCAACTACTTGACCGGGGGAGGGTATGCTAGCGTGTGACACAGCGCCGCGGCAAAAGGGTACGAAACTTTGTGGACGCCAACCCAATACAATTATACTACGCACCCTAGCACACGTCGTACACATTGCAAACATCCCCTCTTCTCCTCCCAGCTTACAATTATACTACCTAACCTCATAAACACATCAAACAACAAACACCTTGACTCCCCTAAATCTAATCATAAAATACAATTACGTGTCAGAGTATTATCTAAACAAATCAACAAAGCTAAAGCTCGTATTGCAAGGTGACGGCACCTACGCAATAGGAGTCAGCGTCTATTCTCCACCAGGAGGTGGCGTGGATACATTCATCTACTTGAATGAGAAAACAAAGCTAAAGCTAGTTGATCTAGGAGATGGCACATTTGCCGTTGCAACTAGCGGCAGTGGCGGAGGTGGCGGATCACCCACTGGTTCAGCTGGCGGAGATCTTGGCGGTACATATCCAAATCCGTCCGTTAAGCACGTTACTGCGGAAGATAAAGTAATAACTTACAACGGTGACGGCACGATTAACGTGATTACTGATTCGCTTGGCACAAAGACTTTCACCTATAACGGTAATGGAACAATTGCGTCCATTATTGGCACAGGTATTTACCAAACAAAAACATTCGTCTATGACGGATCAAATAGGATTTCAGAAATAAATGTCTAAAACTATCACGGCGCAGACGCCTGACTTTCCCATTCCTGCTGGGCATGCATTGCGTGTATGGCACTTTGTGGACGCAGACGGGACGGAGGAATGCAGCAGCTTCGATATGACTGCATACGATGAATGCTCCATTCTCTTCGCTCCTGCTGAAGATGGACAGAATCTAGTCAACGTTAGCATCGTAGGCGGATTCACACCCGCTCAGAGCAATGATGTGCTAGATCAACATGGACGTCCGATTGTTGTAGGCGATGGCATCTATAACGTAGGGTCAATGGTTCGTTATCTTCGTCCTGTCCGCGCAGTTGGATCAGGGTCTGTCTATCTCTATGCTTTCCGTAAAGCTTAAGCAAGGTAATTAAGAAAGTCTAATCATGAGCAAACTATTTCCACTAACCTTGAAGAATATGCTTGTTGATCTTATTGAGCTAGATAAGAAGCTCGATAAGATTGATGATGCCGAGAATGTTGCCGCTGCCGCTGAGGCGCGCGCTCGTGCAGCTGGTAAAGCTGTTGAAGCTGCGAATGCGCGGTTGAGTGAGATTGCGCTGGAGTCCGCAGCTATGGTGAAGCGGTCAGAGAATAATGTGGCAGAAGCTGCGATGCTTGCTAAGCTAGCTATTGAGCAGCAACAGCAGATGGCTAAAGCAGAGACTGCAAAAGCTGTTAAAAGTAATCTCGACATTATCGCACAGCAGGAGCTTACCATTGTTGCACAAGGTGCTAAAGCTAAAGAGCTTTACGATTATTGCGCGCAGATGGAAGCTGTTAAAGTCGATAAGCAGAGTGAACTTTTGATGCTAGAAGAGAAGATCACTAAAGCTCGTGAGACAATCGCTACATTGCTAGGGAAGTAAGTCATGTCAGTCTCCTTCTCCAGTAACGTTGTAACCATCAGCGGCAGCACACGCGGCTCGCCCGACACTCTTGCCGGAATCAACGCTGCCATCGCTACCATCGCAGGACGCTAAACCATGTCAGTCACCATCACCGGCTCAAAATACGGCGACGTAGCACTATCCGCAGTCGGTACGACGACGGTGACGGTGGGCAGCGGAACTTTTAGTAGCGGGGATTTCGCACGCACAACGCCAAGACTCGTCGGTCTGTTTTCGTCTGCCGGAGCATTCAAGGGCATCAGCTACGTACGTGCTTATGTTAGCACCACTGAATTACAGCTTGAACGCAAGTTTTTCGATCCGAAAGACGGTGCTGAACTGACACAAGTTTCCGGGGACATTCTGCTCGTAAGTAAGAATTGGGCCGACATTGCCACGACAGGCATTGCCGTTAGCGCACACAACGTCACGGTTACTGATCGCCTAGAGTGGGGTACGTCAGGTGACGCGAAGTCGGTGTTCTTCCATGACGAGGGGAAGTACGTCACCTTCTCAAATAATGACGGAAGCACAGATACAAATAAGGTTTTTGGCGGTGTCGTATCGCAAGGGCATTTACTAGACTTTGTGAATGGCACTACGTACGGGGGTTGCACCTGGGAAACACTGGCAACCAATAACGGCATTGGCTTACTGACGGCACGCAGCACGTCAGCATATGGCGTTTTCTATAATCACACATTCCGCAATAATGCGGAATCTGCCGGATACGGCTATGTCGGATCTGGTGCAGATGTAACACCGACCCCACCAACTGACTGGGGTCGACTCACCATTCTAGATTGCGTGATAGACTCGCTGGACATGGCTTACGGGCCGGGGCCAATGGCAAACCCGACTCACCAATTACTGCGTAAGAGTCGCATGGTGTCGAGCAAATCACTCTACTCAATCTTGAGTCGCATTCTTGATGCGCCGAGTGTAGACAATGAGTTTAAGATCGTTGCTAACTCTGATCGACCGTTGTCCGTTTTTGGTAGCGACAGCGCAGGTAGCCACGTCGTAGGATCGCCCGCCGATGGGCGTACAACCGTGCGAGATATTGGCAACGACAACTACTTCTGGCGATCAGGCGGAACACCTTCACAATCAGTGGTTGCGACGAATTGTATCACGTCAGACAAGCGATCAGGCGCAGACCTGGGAGGCGAACAAACAAACGCCACTGTGTCGTTCCGGTACACGGATTCATATATCAATCTACAGGCTGCCACGACTGGCGTTGTGCGTCGCGACGGGGATTCGACAGTAGTTTCTAGCATCGTAGGCACCGGCACATCCTGGGCACCCGTCGTTGAACATGACAACTGGACGGGATACAGCCGCAACTCTGGCTATCCAAAAGGCCCTTGGACCTACTCATTTAAGGCTTACGGATTCGGCCCCTTGTCGGGGGCCATTGCTGCAAGCACCGTTGACCTTGGTGTTGCTGGGTCGGCTGACAATGTCGCATTCGGCGGCCCACTTATCCAAGTCCCCGACGCCAGCGTCACGCTTTCACAGGCTGCCGCACTGGCACTCACCACACTGCCGACGCTCGACAATGTCTATGACCGCACCATAGCGTGGTCAGTCACAGACGCGACGAATGCACAGTATCCGTCTCTGTCTGCATACATGGCAGTCGCGATGGGAACATCGCTAGACTTTGGCTCACGCAATATTGTCATTGACGCCACTGCTGGCACAGCATTCGCAGTAAACACCGGCACAAACACCGTCACCATCAAAGCGACCACCCTTAGCGCCGGTACGAAGTTCACGAAGCTGGTCACATCCGGCACAATCTCCTTTGTGAACGGGGCGGCACCATCCGCAACGCTGCCTTACCAATCCAGCGCAGGCACTAGCGTCCCCGTCACTGCCGCAAGTATCGTCAGCGGCTCGCGTGTGCAGATTTACGACGTGACCAACTCTGTCGAACTTGATAATGTAGTCATCGGTGGAGGCGGCTACGTGGGCCGACTCACCTGGACGACGAACAAGACGATCAGACTTCGTGCAATGTATTGCAGTGGCGTCACCGCAAAACTTCCTGTCACGTCGATTGCCACTCTGACCAATACGGGCGCGAGCTTTCTTGATGTTCAGGTTGACGATCAAGTTTACATCGATGCTGGAATCAACGGCAGCGCGGTTACTGAATTTGCTGGCGACTATCCGAACGTTCAAATTGATGTGACCGATCCAGATGGAGTCACCACTGTTCCGCGCATCTATGCGTGGTTTGTCAATAACTTGATGACCAGCAGTGGTATTGCTTCGTTCTTCGGTGGTCTGACTGCCGACGATGGTGCAAACTTTGTCATCAACACGTCGATGATTAATCTCAAGCTCGATAACACCAACGTTTCCCCAGTGATTATCGGCGGCGGCCGTCTGTACCATGACGACGGCAGCACGGTGATTGCCGCTGCAAGCAACTCGATCCAGATGGACCCCGACCGGGTGTATACGATTGAGACGGGAACGAGTGGATTGACCGGGCCTGAGTCGGCGTTGCTGGCGGATATTGCGCCGATCAAAGCAAAGACCGATAATCTCCCGACGGATCCAGCTGATCAATCAGTAATACTAGCTGCGATACCCTCAGCAGCAACGACAGCAACCGCTGTACGTACCGAGTTAACAACAGAACTAGCTTTGATACCTAAAATCAAACTAGATACCGGAGCCATAGGAGCCGCACTATAATGAAACGTGTTATACTTAGACGAGATGGTACTAGAGTAGAGCTACCACTAATAGAACAAGCGGTAAGCTTAACTAAAGCTGTGACTCGTGAGATAATGTCAGATACCATACCCCTATCTGACGAAACCGTAACAAATCGTATAGCTATATGTAAAGCTTGTGACGATATTAGTAAAGATCTTAAAACTTGCACACAATGTGGTTGCATGCTAGAGCACAAGACTCGCTTCCGCACAGCATCCTGTCCACTAGGAAAATGGTAACATGGCACTTCCGCTTGAAGAAGGCTACGAGAATCCTTTATATAAAAGGATGTTGGAGTTTAAGTCTAAAATACTTCAATCAGTTAAACTGCAAGGCAGCGGAAATCTAGCTAGTGGTATAGAGGCAACCCTAGCACCATCTGTAATAAAAGACCCAGACTTCAGCGTATCTGCAGACTACTCAGGGTTGCCAGCGCTACCAGCTATGGAGGGATATACATTCTTTGGGCAAGCTACTCCAGAATACAATTTCTGTAATCAAAGTTCCCCTTATGTTGTAGTCTTTGAAACCGGGCCAACAGCATCATTTACTCACACATCTGCTGGTCCTACTCCAGCAGAGATGGACGTAACATTCTCGTCTAATGGTTCCCCAGTAGGTAACTGTAATAAAGCAAACGTATTTGCACCTATAGAACCCGATCCCAAGGAAGCCGCTCCTAAATGGCTGATCCCTGTAGAAGCTACTGGAAATTGGACGCCACAGGTACTTCGTGGGCATATAGAAGTTACAGCAGACAAGCCAGAAGAGACTTTAACTTTAAAAGTTTGGAGGTTTAATCAGCAGCTTAATTGCACAGAAAACCCAACAACCTCTATATTTGTAGTAGATCTAGGTAAGATACGTGAAAGAACCTGTGACCCAAATGCTTATATATACAAGCTTATAAGATTCGACGGTACCTATGCCACTGTATCTCCAGACACAAATACAAAGATACTGTATGCTAGCCTAACCTCTGAGCAATACGCCAACACAGGAGATGGTATAGTAGCCTGCTTCGGTGGGGGCTCGAAAACAACTTTTAAAGCTGACACAGGCACTAAAACGCAAAAATTAGATGAGCTATATCTAGGTATAGTAATACGCTATACCGACGATACGGGTTTAAGAACTGTTAGTGGTATATTTAATGAGGATATGTCACTCGAAGAGAATTACCAGGAATACTGTAGAGCGGCGCTACCTTCGATATCTGTGCCATGCACTAAAGCATACTTAGACCCTTACACCTCTACAATAGATTATACAGCAGGAGGCAGTGAATCTGACGCAGTAGGGATATGCGTAACATCACCACTTACCTTACCTCAAAGGGTAACTACAGCTTCTTTATGGACCAGTTACGCCTGGACAGTGAATAAGTATAGCCAATACCTCTGTCAGATACAACACGAATTCTCCGAAACATTTGAGATTTCTGAGGGCGGGGTTGATGCCGAAGTACGAGTGTATAGGAATTGCGGGTTTGATGCACAGGCAGGCATAAATGTAGAAATCACTACAAATGGAAGCTTTGTCGTTCCTACTCCTACTGCGGCTTACCCTGGATGCGGCTACAATCCATACACCACACCATGTTTTGTAGGCTGCAACTTCGGTACTATACTATTAGATGAGATTGGAAGCAAGTCACTAATAGGAAGTATACAATTTGAAGCGTCCGGTACGGAGCTACTGGTGTATGCTACAGTTAGAAGAATAGGAGATGTTGTATACTTTACAGGTATACATAAGAGAGCAACAGGAGTAGTCAATGTGGAATGCGAACTCAGAGCAGTGCCCTAATTTATCCACATACTCTGTTCTCGCATATCTATACAAGGGAAGCCAAGCAGGTTCGTTGTTTTCATACAATGAACCTGCTTGTGTTTTATTATCTTAGCTGGCTTGAAAGGCTTATGCCCCTTTATGGACGCACTATTAGCAGAGTGAATTTTCGACAAGTACTTAGCATTATTTTTGGAGCTAGGATTCTCGGACGCCTCAACATACCTTTTCGTAGGCGTAGGAGCTACATAGACATCCTCTATAATCTTCCCATATAACTGTGCAAGCACTCTCTTAAGCCTAACCGAAACTAATCCATATTCCCCAGAAGCAGAGTATTCCTCCACCTTAGCTACAATATCCCTATCATTTATATTGTAAGTCCACTTATACTTAGCTACCTCTTGTGAGAGATTAGCGTCAAATAAAGCAGATATACAATACTGCCCATCGTAGTTGCCTAGAGTAATTACATCTGACAGTTCTACGGAGTCGACCTCTGATTCGAAGTAAATACGAATTGCCGCAAACTCGGACTCGCCATCGTCTACGAGCTTAACGTAATTCCCCATGGCCTTATTGAAGCAACCATCGGAATGCGTTAGATCTAGTAGATCACTTAGAGCTACCTTAGCAAATACTGGCATTTCATTAGCAGCTATAATCTTATTCATAACTGGCCGGCCCGCCGTACCATCCGGCTTAATATAAGTTATACCATGCCTACCTAATCCAGCACGTAAGGGTATCAATCGCATATCCCGACGGTTTACTTTAACAGGTGTAGGTACTCCTGCTACTATAACAGACAAAGTAACTACATCCGATCCATTGCCTTTTATATAGGTGTGCCTAGCTAAGCTGAGCAGCATAGATTGCTCAGCTTTTAGCTTACCGTATTTCACTATATGGGCATAACTCTCCGGCATTCTAGAAGCAAGCAAGTTGTCCACTGTGAAATCAGCATTGTCTTCTTTACGCCCGCCAAGCTTATCGAAATGATTAGCTACTAACGAAAGGAGCGTAATTCCACGGCTAGATACAAACATGCCTGAGTTATAAGTCCAACGCATCGACTTAACCAGAGCATATAATTCAATATCTAAAAGCGCAATAGCAGCTTCGCCAGTATACCTTGGTATACGTAGCATAAAGTGCGTTTCACCTAAGATGTACTCTGTCTTCAGTTTAGCTGGCATACTTTCATTATACCAGACTAATCAAAAAAGTCAAGTGGAATTCTTAACACACAATGGATGTGCATAGAGTTTACCGTTTGAAGGTAGGTAGCTTAGCTTATCTTTACGCTCCCAGATCACATCTACGCAACCAAACATTATCCAACCTATAAACTTCCATAGGTAGATACGCGGTGTAGAGTAATTGAAGATAGCTTTAGCAACTTCACCAGACATATTCATAGTGTAGACTTGCTGCTTACTATCTTCAAAGCACCATGAATACTTTTGTAGGTGTACAACAGCCCACGTAGGAACTTTAACTACGTGTTCACCTGTCTTCTTACTGTAGATAGTGAGCTTGGTTTCGTCAGCGTCTACAATTTCGTAAGTGTTGTTTACTTTCTGCATGGTCATTTCATTATACCGCTTGACTTTTACAAATCAACAGGTAAAATAAATGTATGGAGGCAGCCCTAGTAACAGAGCTTATAGGGGACGACTGGCTAGGTTTGCTAGGTAACTTGCTTTCTGACACAGAGAAGCAAGCAATACTTAGGCTACCTAGACTAGATGTATCTAGCGCGATAAAGCTATCTAAAGCTATCGGCATAGACCGGACCCGTGAAGTTATAAGGCTAAGTAAGGTGTACCCAGAGATCAATGTGGATGGAAGACGCAGATGCGTTCACTCCATAGGAGGTAAACGTTGTAGGACCTACTCCAACCTACCCATCTGTGCAAGACATTTTGAAAGCGCAAACATGCTATCCCCTTCTACATTTAAAAGCGAGGCGTTACGTGCTGCATACATGCGTAACTTAGCTAATCCACGTAAGCTGCAAACTGACTCTGAACTTGCAGTTATGCGTACTATGCTTGAGATGCTTCTATCTAAAGCTAATGAGCAAGGAAACATGCCCATTGAGATGATTGGAGCCGTATCTGCTCTATCAGAGAAGATAACTGTAGTAGCTGATCGCATGTCTAAGATGCAGGAGATAACACCTGAGAAGGTCGAAACGATGATGGAACGCATTGTAGACATCATCTCTGAATATGTACCTGCTGAGAAGCTCAAGGAGTGTGCAGATAAGATTTCTTCCGTTAGCTTATCACAGCCATCTTGTGCTATAGATTACCTACCTGGGGATACAGTAGTGCAGGATAGGGATGGAAACATAACAGAGAACCAGATAACCACTGTACATCAGCGCGCACTTATAGAGACTGCTATACTTGTAGGAGATACAGATGCACAGTGAAGACCTAGCCATTCGCATAGCTCAGAAGCTAACGCAGAAAGCTGTGGAGCTACACAGCACACAGAAGTTAGGTACTCTGGAGTGGGCACATAAGTACATTCCACACTACTTCACCCGCTCCGTATCTGCACTACATACTCAGCTAGCTAGGACATCCGATGAAATTAAGCATACACGCGGTAAGAATACCCTCGTTATAGCCCCTCGCGGTAATGCTAAAAGTACGCTATGTAGTCTAACCACGCCACTTCAAGCTACCTGTGAAGGTACAGAGAAGTTCATTCTACTTGTAGCCGATACAGCAGATCAGGCAAAGAAGTACCTAGCATCCATTAAAGATGAGCTGCTATTCAATGAAGAACTACGTAAAGACTATCCATTAGCCTGCCAAGAGGGGGACATATGGAACTCCGAGAGAATAGAAACTAAGAACGGCGTATGTATAGAAGCTATCGGCAAAGGTGGCGCAGTACGCGGACGCAAATTCAGGCAATACCGCCCTACTCTAATAATCGTAGACGATCCACAATCAGATGAAGATTGTCTATCCCCAGTCACAAGAACAAAAGATATAGACTGGTTCAACAAATCTCTAATGCCTGCTGGCGATAAGGATACAAATATCTTTGTAGTAGGCACCATGTTGCATAGAGATTGCATCGTAGGGGCGCTAGAGAAGCGTGCAGACTTCAGCACAGTTAAGTTCGCCTCTATAATCGCATGGCCAGTAAATATGCATCTATGGGCAGAATGGGGTCGCCTCTACTTCAGGGAGAAAGAGAAGGCTAAGCAATTTTACATAGAGCACAAGTCAGATATGCACGAAGGTGCAAAAGTATTATGGGAGGACAAGGAAGATATATACGAGCTGATGTGTCTTCGCGAGAACATCGGGGACGCAGCTTTCAAATCTGAAAAACAGAATGATCCACGTGATCCTAGCAAATGTGAGTTCAGAGAAGAATGGCTTAGCGAAGATCGCGCAGAGATATGGTACGCTACACTACCTACCAATAAGAAACTTATATCCGTAGGCTATGGGGATCCCGCAATGGGCGGAGAAACTAAGAAGCACGACGACTCCGCCATCGTCTCGCTATTCTACGACCATGAAGAACGCTGCTGCTATGTAGAAGTGGAATTAGAGAAGAGGCCTGTAAATATATTTATCGAATCTCTCATAAAGCATCGTAAGCTATTTAAATATGAAGCATTTGGGTTAGAAACAAATGGATTCCAGCAGCTAGTTTCTGAAAACTTATACTCTGCCGATCCATTATTTCCTACAGTGGAAATTGAAAACCGGGTAAATAAAATGGTTAGAATCAGCCGACTAGGAATTTGGTTGCAAAGAGGGTTCTTCCGGTTTAAAATAGGATGTAAGCACACCCATAAACTAATATCGCAGCTTCTAGAACACCCCCACGCGGCTCACGACGACGGTTCTGACGCGCTTGAGGGTGCAACTAGAACACTATCAACAGTAGTCGATATCGACGAAGAAACGGAAGAAGCAAATGTTAATACACAAGATGATGGGTTGGGTGATAATATCCTTGGTGGCTATTAGCGCTTCCGGCTGCTATAGAGGCACAGTCCTGACAGGGCCACAATTTGATCGCATTAAGCAGGATATTTCAGACTCACGCGCTGTAAATGACCCAAGTGTACCACCATCTGAGTACACTAAAGATATAAATGCTACTCTAGCTGAGGATATGCGCAAATCTCTAGACATAGAACTAGATGAGCTACCGAAAGCTAGAGTCTCTGTAAATGAATGGGTAGATAATGAGCAGGATGCCCATCGTAAGAATAGAGGGGGCATCGAAAAAGAACCCGTACCAGAGTCTTATAGTGCTATGCTAGGTGGATTAGCCACCATAGCCACACTATTCGGGTTAGGTCTTGTAGCAAAAACAGGCGGCCCGTTAGGTATGGCTAGCGAGCTACTTTCTACTTGGCTAATTGCTAAGAATCCGAAAGATGCTAAGGTACAAGAAATAATCTTTAAAGCTATCGAGCTATATAAAGAATCAGATCCTAATTGGGCTAAGAATCCATTAATGATGCAGATAAGTGCATTGATGCCCTTAACTCTAAAAGACCACATTAAAACAAAGATCGTAGCTACAATATGAACGAGACAGCAATAGAGGTAGTGATAGAGAGTGCGATCTCAGCTATCCTTAAAGATGCTCTAAGTGAACTACCTAGCCACGTACATACTGAGATATTTAATGTAGCAAGGGAATCCAACACTACTGTATCTGAACGCCCCGTTCTTCCAGGAGAAGAAGACGAGGGCTTTCTGCCGTTCACAATGAACTATAACGGCGCCTATTACACAAGCATACAAGAGCTTGAAAAGATACGCGATGTAAGCAGGCTATTGTCCGCATCTAATGAGATATATAAGAACTGCTTAAAACACTATTGTAACTACGTAGTTGGCGAAGCTCTTTCTTACCAGCTAATTCCAACAGACATCCAGGCTAATCCTGCTAATCTATTGAAGTATGCTAGTTCTAGCGAGCAAGATAAAGACATAGTTAAGCTGCTAACTAACTGGAAGATGTTCTGTGAAAAGAACAACATGGACGCCCGGTGCCAAGACTGGGTTAAGCGCGTTCATCGAGATGGTGAAGTGCTCTTACGTATCTTTGACAAGCCAGATATTCCCATTGTAAGATTCGTATACCCCGACTTTTTAGAAGGAAACACAGATGCTGAATTCGGTATTAGCTACGAGCCTGGAGACAACGAAACAGCTATATCGTACCGCGTACGCTACCCGTCTGAAAGCAGTGCTTCAAGTATCAAAGCATCTGAGATCATCCACGACAAACGTAATGTGGACTTTGAAAGTGCTAGAGGACTTCCTACTTGTTATGCTGTTATTAGCAATCTACGAAGGCTCGATAAGCTACTTGTCAACGTATCTGTCCTAGCACAAATACAGTCAGCAATAGCTCTAATTCGTAAGCACGAGAATTCTTCTCAAGCACAAGTTAATCGTTTCCTAGATAAGAAAACAACTAAGAGTGCTCCAGATCTTATAACTGGTAATTCCTATCGCAAGCAGACGATGCGTGCGGGTACAATCTTAGATGCTCCTAAAGGCACTAGCTACGATTTTCCCGCACACTCTGTAGATGTTAAGAACTTTGTTGCTGTAATAGACAAAGAGTTAGCTCACGTAGCGGCAGCATTTGTACAACCAGTAAGCTGGTTGCTATGCGAAGAAGCACCAGAGCCTATAAACCCCGGCTCACCTACCATAGCTAATATCCTATCAGAGCGCTTGCTACTCTATACACATCTAGAAACCTTGTTCTGGAAAGTTCAAGAGATGATGGGGGTTAAGAAGATAAACAAGCTACGAGAACGACTAAAGCTTGTTATCGAAGGACCAGATATTCCGGTTGCAAAGGCAGTCGATCAGGCTAGAATAGATGAGATTTATATCCGTAACGGTGCGACTTGTCCACAGGAAGTTGCAGCACGCAAAGGATGGAACTACTACTCCAACAGAGTAAACACAATTCGCCACAGGCTAACAAAGATGCCTGGAGAGCAGATGCCTGGAGATGCTGGTAACACTGACACTTCTGGCGATGGCGTTACCAAGACAGATGGAGGCGTTAAATCTCTCGGATCAACGGGCGGCAACACTAAGGTATGAGATGGAAACCCTACTGCTAGTCGCAAAAGAATTCGGTCCACACGTAATTCTTATACTTTTTATCCTATATAGAGATCATCGTCGAGAACAGCAACAGAATCAGACAATTCTACACCTCTTTAAAATAGTTCTACGCGTTGTTAATGGCTATAACACTACTTCTAATAAAGTATCTGATGCCCTAAACAACAACGTAAAGCTTATAAAAATAATCTATAAAGAGCTTGTAAAAAATAAAACAGTACAGACAGCTGGTAATACAGCAATGCATCATGCCAACGAGGACTCTGAGTCTGATCTACATCCTACAGTAGATGCGGCCACATTCATAGATCCCGATGAATTGAATGTAAACTTCGACTTCTTCCCAACACTTAATAAGGAAAAACAACAATGAGCATGGTACGTACAGTAGAAAAGCTTCTATCTATAGAAGCTAAAGGCAGTAGTTATAGGGTTTCTAAGGAAGGAATCCTTAAAGACGTACATATCCTAGGATATGTTTCTGCCAATGGTGGGGAGTACACTGCGGAAGCTATGCAAGCCGCGGCGTCTACATATGTAGACGTAGAGATGTATATGAACCATGACTTTGAAGATGTACAACGTAACAACGGAGCTAGCGATAAGATAGCTTACATCCTAGAAGCTAAGTACAAGGAGGGTGCTGGACTTGTCGGTGACATCCAATTTAATACAGGGCATCCATATTTTGAAGCAGTGAAGTGGTGGGTAGAGAATCGCCCAGACATGCTAGGTTTATCGCATGTAGCTCCGACTCGTCGTGAAGGTACTAAGATTGTAGAGATAGGTAAGCCATACAGCGTAGATTTCGTAGACAAGCCAGCTACAACAAAAGGTATGTTCGCTGTAGCTACGGAAGGTATCATAAGCGACACAATCAAGAAAGATATGGTCCAGCATATCTGGAACGCTCTGAATACGCAATACTACACATTGGCTTACCCGATGAATAGTTCTCCATTGACTCAAGAAGAGATGGCTGTAAAATTAGTCTCACTACTAAAAGATGCCTCTTCAGAGTTGAAAGGCATAACTACATCTAAGGAATCCATTATGGATTATACAAAACTTACACTAGAGAATCTTAGCGAGAATCGCAAGGATCTTATTCAAGCAATCCAGAAAGAAGCTGTAGAGGCTCACTTAGCTATCGAAGCTAAAGTAACTGAAGCTGTCAAAGATTTGGACGCCGTCGCAAACACTGAAGTGTTTCGTACAGTCGTTCGTGAATCTGTAGTCGCTGGAAAGGATGTAACAGCGCTTGTAGCAGACCGTAAGGCTGTAACAACTGTTATTCGTTCCGAAGGCCTAGGCAGCAAACAGACTAAAGAAGAGACTCCAGCACCCAAGACTGCCTTCGATGTTGTCTCGTTCGAGACAACTCTCCTAGGTAAAAAGTAATAACCCTATATAAAGGATATATAAATGAGTAACGTTCATCGTACAGGTCCTGTGGACATCATCACGGTTGCGGTTCCGCTTACCAGTAATGTTCCTACAAATTCAATCGCTATGGGTACTCCGGTAGCGCTAGTCGCGGGCAGCCCAATTCCTGCGGTAGCTTTCACATGGACAACCGATCTAGCTACTACGCAAACTAACTTTGCCGCTGCCTTCTTTGGTATCAGTGAAAGCCGCTCGATTGCTGGTAGCACAGATGTACGCAACAATCAAGTAGCTATCAATATGGATGGCACTTACGAGTTCGACGTAACCACTGGCACTGACTTTGCTGTCGGACAGTTTATCGGTTGCTCCAAAGGTGTAGGCAATAACCTCATCGATACCGTTGAAGTTGTACCTACAAAAGCACGCGCCATCGCAGTAGTGGTAGAAGATACCGCTGCCGGTGCTCTCAAAGTCCGCGCCCGCCTAGTCAACACCCTCTTCAAGCGCTAATAGCGTTATAACATAAAGGAACTATAGATGGAAAAGATCAAGCTAATTACTGCGTTTGAGTCTGTAAAGACTACAGCAGATATGCTGGCTGCCGAAGCTAAGGTAGTAGCTCTCATCAAGGATAAGAAGATCCTTCCGGATCAGATCTCTATCCGCGATGTGTTTGAATCCTGCTTCGGTAGCAAAGCTATCGCTGGTCTAATGGAAGGCACCGACTCCAGTCGCTTCCTAGCTCGTGAAGCTGTTGCACCTGTAAATCTATCAGCCTTCACCAACATCACTGGTAACCTGCTATTTGAAGCCGGTGTAGAAGCCTACAAGGCTGCCATGCCCGTAGGTGATAGCTTAGTTACAGCGGAAACAAGCCGCCGTGATGGGGGGCGCGACATCGGCCTAGCTCTAATCGATGATGATGCTATGATTGTAGAAGAGGGTGAAGAGTATCCAGATGCTCGTTACGGTGAAGATTATGTCGACATTCCGACTTCAAAGAAGCGCGGTTTGAAGATTGGTCTAACACGCGAAGTTATCTTCTTTGATGAAACTGCACAGGTTCTAACTCGTGCGCGTGAAATCAGCGAACGTCTAGGCACCAATAAGGAGAAGCGCATTCTTCGTATGGTTCTAGGTGTAGATAACAACTATAAGCGCAATGGTGTTGCTCTCAATACCTACACTGGTGCAGGCAACCGTATCAATCTCAAGGGCACCACAGCTTTGGTCGATTGGACCTCGCTAGATGCTGCTGAGCAGATGTTTGCAGATATGAAGGATGACCGCGTTAATCCAGAGCCAGTCGATGTGCAGCCTAACACAATCCTTGTACCCAAGGAACTAAGCTGGACAGCTCGTCGTATCTTCACTGCTACAGAGTTGCGTACTGGTACGAATGGTGGTAACACACAGACGTATTCGCCGAACATGCTAACTCAGACAGCCACAGTTACCACACCGTGGTTCAAGAAGATTCTAACCGATGCTGGCGTCGCTGCTAACGTTGCTAGTGCTCGTTGGTATTATGGGGACTTCAAGCGTGCATTCCGTTATCGCACGCTCTTCCCGTTCCAGTTCATCTCTGCCAGCCACGACAAGGATGAATTCGAGCGTGATGTTGTCGCTCAGTTCCGTGTTAGCGAACGTGGTGTACCGCGTGTAGTCGCGCCGTGGTACGTTGGTCAGTTTAACGCTGCCTAATCAGTTTAAACTGTAGCTCACGATTAGCCTCCCTATCCTGTAAAGGTAGGGAGGCTTTTATTTTATGCCTTTATCACAAGAAGACCTAGTAGCTAAGCTCTATGAAGCTAGAGATAATCTAGTTCAGCAGAAGCTTGAAGCCACCCTAAAACCGAGGCCTAGCTACAACATAGACGGCCAAGAAGTTAAATGGACGGAGTATCTAAAGTACCTAGATTCCGCACTAAATAGTATACTAGCAACTATACAGAGCTACGAAGATCCCTACGAAGAAGAAACAGTAGTGAATACCGTATGATATTCGATCTAAAAGAGTGTATAAAAGATGACTATAAGATATTCGACAATATCTTTAAAGGTAAGATAATTCACGTTCTTAAAACTGCTAAGCCAGATTTCGTATCAGGCTCTATAAACAATCCAGTAATAGAGAAGGAAATAGAAGGATGTTTGTTTCGAGATAAGTCTGTTAGAAACGCTAGCTCGATTAAACAGACAACCTCTCGTGACGCCTCTCTACAGAATGACATATTTTATAAGTCAGATCTTGTGGTCGAGATACCCTTCATAGCTGACCTAGCAATAGATGAAGGGGACAAGTTCGTAGACACTAGAGATAGTGTAGTATATAACATAGTCTCCGTAGACTATGTAACTCTCACCACACGTTTCCGCTGTGCCATAACTAGATTTAACTAATGGCTAAGCTTTCTTTCCGAGGTAAGGTTATACTTGGAAACACACTCTCCATTTTTGCTGGGGAGTTTAGCAAGCATATACTTGAAGTAAGCCGTAAGCAAAAGAAACGCTTAGAAATTGTATGGGCTAGGAAACTTAAGAAGCTAGTTGCAGAGTTAGCAGAAGCTACTCCTGCATATACAGGCGCGGCTGCCGGTATAACAGGTAATGCTAAAGTAGACGGCATACCTGCTTGGCATCCAGCATATGGAATGACGATAGGTAATCAACCTGGAGATACCGGTTGGCAGCTTAAGCAAGTTGAGCGAGACGGGCGGACGCTTTTTCAAATAACAAATCCAATGTGGAGGCTCTACCTAGTCTACGTTAATTCCTTTGGGATACACGCAGGATTTGTAGAGCGTGCATGGGAAGACTTTAAATCTAAAGAAGGTTTCAAATGAGCGTACCTGACGATACAACATGCAAGCTAAAGCTCTGTAAAGAAATACAGGACGCCTATCCAGATCTAATAATAGATATAAAAGGAATGCCCGCAGCAGAGAAGAAAGATGCAGAGCAATGGATCTCTATAGATCTACTAAATAGCTTAGAGCAAGCTTCTCAATCTATCGCAGGTAGTGATAAAACATTATTGTTTCAGCTAACCTGCTTCTCTAAGCATAGCGAATATAGAGAGGATAGAAAGTTCACAGGTCCATGGGATTTAGCAAATCTGATGAAGCCATATATGCACAGGGCTAAATATATTATTGAAACATCTTGCTTAAAATTTTTAGACACTAAAATGATATACTTAGACCTAAGATCAAGTGGCGACTTCGCCAAAGAGTCTTATCAAAACTCACCAATCTTACAGACGCATTGCGTCTTAATAACTTCAAGAGCTATAATAAGCTAGGAGGAATAACATGGCCACTACACGTAATCTACGCGATGGGCGCATCATAATCTTGGATGGCTCTGGCACCGCCAAGACACTGACAATCCCTATTTCAGAAGGTGACTTTGCCTTCACTATTAATCGTCCAACATTCATCGTTATGAATCGCGGTAAGATCGATAGCCGCAAGCAAGGTGATGAAGTTCCTGTCGACTTGAGCTTCAGCATCAAGTTCGAGCAGTGGGCTTACTCAAATGGTAACACAGGTATGAGCGTTCCAGACGTTCTGCAGGGTATCAACCTAGCTAACGATTGGATCTCTACAGATGGCTGCGGACCTTATGCGGTTGACATTAAGTTTGAAGTCGATAATCCTTGCGATCCAGGTAAGAAAGAAGTTCTAGTGTTTGGTAAGTTCACTGCCGATACGCTGAGTTTCAAGGAAGGCAGCGAATACAACTCGATCTCTGTGTCTGGTAAGGCTCTACAGCAGCTGCCGACTCGTACGTACGTCTAATAGGGTATAAAATGAAGTTTAAGAGCGTGACCTTAAACCTTCGTGAAGTAACTACAGTAAAGATACGCAACGATTTAACCCTAAAGGTTGGATCGTTGCGTATGGGTATTGAACGGGACTTCCAAAGGATATGGAGTAAACCAACTCCACCCGTCAAAGAGATAACTCGTGTTGGACAGCCATCCATACGAGATGTGAATCATGATGATCCTGCTTACGTTAAAGCGTTTGAGGACTGGATGTATCACAAAACAATTTATTACTTCTATGTGGCGACAGCTGGGCTAGATCCAGACCTATCCTATGAGAATGATTGCAACTCCATAGACAGTATCCAAGCATTCGCTAGCGAGCTTAAAGCAGCTGGCATAAATGACTTTGATATTGGTAAAGTTGTACGGGGATCAACCCTCATCTCCACTGTTTCTGACGACGACGTAGAAGACGCTAAAAAAAGTTTTTAGTAGAGCTTGACGAAGTAGACGCTAAGATTTCTCACGCAAAGGTAAGTAAGCTACCGCTTGGCAGAACCTCTCAATATACAATGTATCGTATATGTGAAAGGTTCGGTAAGTGGCCTTATGAATGGGAGAACTTAGATCGACAAGCCGCCGCCAACCTAATAGCTTACCACGACATACGTCGTAGAGAAGAAGTAGAGGACTATAGCAATGCCAAGGGGAGCCTATTCTGACGCCGAAACAAAGGCGATTATTGAGATAGCCTTAGAGGATAGGGATTTCCGTAGCAGCGTTAAGGCACTAGCTGACTATGCAGGTACAAGCACAGCTAGTATACTTACAGCTATAAAAGGAATAGAGAAGGGCCACGCCGATCTAGCTAAGTCTCTAGAGAAGCAGCAAGCCGCACAGTTGGACGCAATTGATGAAGAAGCAGCGGCGATGCAAAAAGCATTCCGTGAGCTAGAGGCAATAAAAGCCGGACGCCTACGCCAGCTAGCAGAGATAAATGCTGCCGTAAAGAAGCAGTCAGACGATGAGATTCAGCGTGCTCAAGCCAATGCAACTATCAAAGGCACTCTCAAGAAAAAAGAGAGTACTGAGATAATTCGTATCGACAATGATACCTGGAAGAAGATAACTGTTAACGCTAAGAAAGAGCAAGAGCTACAGAAAGCCCTAGCCGTTAAAGCAGCTATAGATGAAGCTAATGCTATACGCAAGATCAAAGCTGACTTAGCTAGGGCAGCTTTACAAGATCACAGACAATACCTTAAGGAGGAACTAGAAGCTAGAAAAGCCGCTATAGCGGCTTCAGAGAAAGTTCTAAAAGAACAAGAAGTTGCGATTAGTGAAAGGAATAGACGTATATCCTCATCTCTACGAGTAGGAGCTGGTGTAGCTGGGGCACTTGGGCAGTATCAAGCAGCAGGAGCGCTTTACGGAGCAGCGAATGCAACCGGACTCCTAGGTAGTGTAGGCGTAAGCACAACAGCCCTAGCGGTTGGTGGCGGTGCTGCTGTTATAGGAGCCGGTCTAGCTGCTGCATACTACCAAGCTGAAAAGTTCAATGTAGCTTTACATGATACCGCCACTCTATTAACAGAGCTAGGCCCAGGCACGCAAGAGTTTGCTGATGGGCTTGCTCTAGTTCGTGAGGCTGCACTAAATGTATCTGACAACTTAAACATTGGAGTTATAGATACACTCAAATCCTTTAAAGCTGCCTTATCAAGCGGTATAGATTACCGTGATCTAGAGCAATTCGCTACTGCAATAGGTACATTCAGTAAAGCTACCGGGGCAGATCTAGAGAAAACTACAGATCTATTTACCTCATTTAAAGATAACTACGGCCTCACCGTAAATGAAATGGGCGTTCTATCTGATCGACTATTTAACGTTATCGACGTTGGTAAAGTTAATGTAGAGGCGATGATCGCTAATCTAGGTCGAGTCCTACCCACTGCAACAGCGGCTGGTGTAGGTGTTAAAGATTTGACGGGAGCTTTTGCTACACTCACAAGAACTATGAAGCCTTCACAGGCTACTACTGCACTTACGAATCTAATTCGTGGCATATCCAACCCATCTAAAGAAGCGGCAAAAGAGTTCGATAGACTAGGTATAGCGTATGGAACAGCTGCATTTAAAGGTAAGAATTTCTCCGATGTAATTAGTGAGATATTCAGAAAAACCGGCGGTGACTTAACTAAGTTAGGAGATATATTCGAAGATCAATTCTCCGTTCGTGGTGCGGCGGCACTTACAGGTAATCTAGACCTGCTAGATAAGAACACTGCTGCCATTGATAAATTTGGAACTGCCGTTTTAGCTGCCGGGGTCAAACAAGATACACTGTTTGGCAAGGTTAGCAAAGACGCTAACGAAGCATATAACTCCATACTTCGTCTAGTTAATAGTGAAGGCTTGGGCCGCTTCTATGATAAGATGAAGCGTGGTTTCAATACCGCTTATAGTCCCAATTCTTCCAGGGATGCATCAATAAAAGATCGCTTAGCAGATCCAAATACAATGTACGCTGACAATGAGGCAGATAGCCAGTTGAAAGCTATGGATTTATCTGTACAGAAGATTCTCAGTCAGTTCTCGGAGAAGTACATAAACGGAACTTCCGCTGAAGTAGATAAATTACTTACTGCGGGTAATCTTAAGGCCATCCAAGACTTCTTCAAGAGTGCAGAGGAGTCGGATAAGTACTTCGCTTCACTAGAACGCCAACGTATTGAGAAGCTACTAAGTATGGCAGGTTTCACTCCTGTGGCTTATGACAGCGCACTAAAGCCTAAGCCTAACACTAAAGCGGATAAGCTCCGTAGTAAGGAAGTAGACCTGCGTGTTACTGATGACCAATTAGATCAACTTCGTGAACTACGTACAGACGTAACAACCTCTGTAGAAGATTTAGATAACGCAGTAGCTGCATATGCTAACGAGTTAGGTAAACAATTTATACCCCTACAACAAGAGCTGGATACAACCAAGGCCAAAATAACGACTCTACAGGAAGAGTTCGATAAAGAAACTAATCCAGGTAAGCGTAATAAAATACGTGAAGAACTTGTGTACAATGAGCTACTATTTGAGGAAGCTAAGAAGAAGTATGCCCTAGAAAAAGAGAACTACGAAAAGAGCAAGGCAGAGTTTAAAAAGAGTGAAGAGAGTAAGATAGATATTGCAAAGAAAGCTCTAGCTGATTATGAGAACGAGATCCTCAAGCAGAAGACTCGTAAAGAGGAAGCAGCTAACGATAAGAAAGTTAAGGACGCAGAAGCTACAGAGAAGAAGATATATGGAATAATAAAGAAAGCTGATGATAAGCTCAGGGCGCTACAGAATCAGAAAGATGATCTCTTACAGAAGCAACGAGAAGCTAATGTAAAGAGGACATCTAAGTACATAGATGAAGACTACGAAGACGCTAAGCGCGGCGCAGGGGAAGTAGGAGATGCCGGTAATAGTAAGATAAATAAACGTAAACTACAAGCAGCTAAAGAAGACCTAAAGAGGGCTTCTAGCGGTGGAGATTACGCAGAGTATCGACGTGCATTAGATCGCTTGGAAGAAGCTTACGGAAACTACAAGCAATCTGCCATAGCCAATGGTGCTAATCCTAACCGTTTTGAACGTAACGGAGCGGAGTCCTGGGCTAAGCAAACAGAGGGGCTTGTACAGGAGACAAAAGCTACAGCACGCGCAGCTGAAAAAACAGCTATAGAAATGGAGAATGCAAAGGATCTAAGCAGAATAAATAACGATATAAGTATAGCGCAGAAACAACTTACCGGCGATATAGCGCTTGCAACTAGGGGAACAGAGCATGGAGTAGCAGCAGCTAACTCCGCTCTATCTCGTCTGATAACAGAAGTTGCAGGTGTAGCAAGTCCCATAGTATCAGCTATAAGTAATCTAAAGTTGTCTTCTCCTACAACTCCGAATGAGCCAACCGATAAGGTAGCTCCGGACGAAAAAAGAGGAACAGTAGGTACTCCCACCAGTGGAGCTACAGATCCTTATGGGCAGGATACGCCATGGAATCATTTCCTAGATACAGGCGAGTTTGATGCTCCTAGCGAAGAACAAGACTATGGGCTATTACGCACAACGAGTCGCGCCAATGCTTCGATACAGCACAGCACACAGAATAACAGTAATAGCTCGAATGTAAATAACGTAAATATAAGCGGAGTAGGTAGCGGCACGGCTCGCCTAAACTCATTGATCGAGTCCGCTCTCAATACATACCATAAAGAGCAGAACATTGTTGCGGTAAATAACAAGAACGACACCCGTCTAACATCGTCATATCCCGTAACAACAGTAAATAAATCTGTTACATCAAGGCGTAAGTAACATGCCCGTTATAGAGCACCCCAATACTGTTAGCTTTTGGTACCCTGCAAATGTTGCCCTAGCTAATGCAAGTATCTCCGTAACTATTAAAGCCCCCGAGTATGGGGATTCTTATGTTGAGGGACGCAATGTCACTATAAATCAGACTCGCTCTGGTGCTACGATAGTTTACGATCATGGAACGCCTTTCTCGAAAGGCCTATCCCTACAGTTCAGAAATATACCTGACTCAGAGCGATCTGCCCTTGTAACCTTATTTGAAGCTGTAGGATGGGGCACGACTCCACTTGGTTATTTAGATTATGCTGGTAACACGAAGACAGTACGCCTAACTTCGAATCGTATAGATGTTAAGTCACAGGGTTGCTATAATTACTCTGCATCACAGTTGATATATACCTTTGATTTCGATATTGACTTAGTAGATATAACTGGTAACATAATAGAATCCGGGGATTTCACCTTGCTACCCTCCGCCCTAACTCTACATCTAGCAGACATAGATGCACCGCATGCCCCAGAGTCTACATACACTGTTAATATAGTAGATGGCTTGAAGCTTCTAGATACATGTTCTGTCGATACATACCAAGGGTGTATCTGGCTAGGCGTGGCTTCTAAAGGCAATAAGCGGCATATGTTCCAAGTTCAAGCAGATCACGATGGTACTTTGCTTGCCGATGCGACAGCTGTACAGTATTCAATATCTGTGAATAATGAGCATAATGGATCTATAGCTATCATAACTTTAGACGTGTCTCTAAACGGTACGGGTTCAGCGCAAGTCTTAAGGTTCCGGGCCTCCACTACTTTAGACGGATACATAATTAAGTTCCGTCGTATTCGGATTGGTAAAGCGTAATGCGCCCTAACCGAGCACTGTATCGTAAAAAAGATCTTACGACTGTACTTATACAGCATGACAGCGAGACAGATCGACCACTGTCTATGCTTACTTCTAGATCAGGCGGATCTGTAATAGATTCGCTATCTGTAATAGTTAACGGTATAGCCCTCTATTCTGATGGGTATCTAGATAATATAACTCTAACGGAAACTAAGCCATCCCAGGGAAGTGGATTGGTGCGTAGAACTTTATCTATTTCTATAGCAGGCGAATCTCTATATACTTCAGCTAAGTGGACTAAGAAGTTTTATACTTGTGGTGTCACACAAGACTCTTTCTATTTCTCCCTGTGGATAATATCCGCTAGCGATCCTAATAAGGATATAAGTAAAGCTGGTGAATGTCTAGGAAAGTTTGTCATAGACACCGGGCTATCGTGGAATGAATCAGACCCATCTGTTAGCATAGCTCTCATAGATATTCCATTTTCCTGGGAAGAGAAGTTAAATCACTATCCACAGGAAGCTATAGATAAGATAACTGGAACAGAATGGGAGGGCTTACTTAATAGCTCTATGTACTACGGCACCTTCACAAAGGTGCAAATGATAAAGCCAGCTTCTGCAGTCTCTACAATAGCAGGGCTTGAAGACTCTACAGCTACCTTAAACTCTGGGAATGTTACATACTTCGATGACTCACCGTTAGAGGTGGGCCTAGGTAAGAGTTCATTCTTACAAGTAAATCTAGGCAACAATGTAAATGTTGTATTTGAGTCAGGGGAAATAATAAATGGCACGATCACTGCTGCTGGAGATAGCTTTAAGCTCACATCACTAACAAGAGATACTCACTGGACTACAGTAGACTTAGAAGCCTACGTAGCTAATTCCCCTATAGATGCTGCCCTAGAGATAGGGCAATGTAAGGTAAGCTCACTAGTAGATATACTTGCGCAGGGTATGTATGCAAAATGCCCGAAAGTAAATTTCTATAATACTGCCGCTCCAGGGAATATAGTTGTAACAGATAAAGTCATCCGCTTAGGTAGAATCGTAGACAGAGCTAATGGGATAATGACATATGAAGACATTATCGATCCCTCCAGTACTGTACGATCAGCTATAGGTATATCTTACACTGCCGGAACAACTAATTCTGCCTTCCCAGATGAACCGCAATTTAATCATGCAGTTAAGGATCTTACAGCAGGAGATAACTCCCTTCTGTATTTTAGAAACCCAACTACATCCGCTAGGAACCCTAAGCCAGGGGATACATGGACTATCTTCAAGGCAGGCACATTAAATACCGGAGCTACTGAATCCGCTCAAGCAACTGCCGCGATGGTGCGTGCATATAAATCGACTATAACTAAAGTCTATACAAAGGTAGGCGAAAACTACGTTCTTATAAGCCCTCAGTACTATACGATAAACAACAACTATACGTATGAAGGTATAAACAATCTTCTCAGAGTAAACCTCACCATACCTATAGAAGAAGTCGATCCATTAATAGAGGTGCCAGGAACAGGGACTCCTACAAGCACAACTGTAGGAGGAAGCTCTATATACGGTCCTTCCAATACACTAGGTGGAGTACCTTCCCTAGACGGGGAGATATTTGTAGATATAACGTACACCATGAAACTGGATACGTTCATACACGAACTGGTAAGAGGACTATATCCTCAAGCTCTAAAATTTCTAGGCTACACTATAAAGGAGCCTATCGCAGATTGTGCAGGCATTATAACTAACGCGGTTATAAGCGCCGATGAATCCTTACTTAGTGTTCTAGACTCTGTACTATATGAAAATGGCTGTACACTTCGCTGGAGATCCTGGGAGCTAGATAACGAGTATCGTCTTGAGATAGATGATAACGTAAATGGCGGGTTGAAGTATGCTGTGTGGCCAGATCCAGCGGATGAGGATTATGCATTCTGCAAGCCTCTAGCAGGTAAGAGTATCGATAATAGCGAGATAGTATCTAACTCGTTTGGCTTATCTGTAGGTAAGCTAGATAGTAATGTAAACTTAGCGAACTCTACAGAATGGATTTCTGTATTTCCAAAGGTATCTATATCCCAGAATAAAGGGTCAGGAGCTACACAAACAATAAAGACATCCCGCACTAGAGGTAAAAAGGATAGATACCATGAGTATGATCTCAAGCATGCTGCCGATGTTAGCGGAGCTGTTAAGTTCGTCGGGGACGCACTAAAAGGTGGGCATCCATCTGCATTGTGCCAGTCAACAAGAACAGTAAAGTTATCTCTACCATTATATAGGATTGATCTAGAGGCGGCAGATGTTATAGATTTGCGTAATGTTGACATAATAACAGATAGCATATCCGCACCTATATTCATACAGGATAATGGGGATGTATTCTACCGGTACAATAACACTAACAAATACATCCTTGTACCTAATCTTTTTCAGCTAGAACAGATTACAGTAAACCTAACACTAGGTACATATGTTCTGGAGTGTGACTTAAAGCAAATACAATTAGCGTGGTATTCTAACACGGTAGTCTCGGACGCCTATAATAACGTCATACCTGACGTAGAAGATATACAAGATCCGATAGATCCCGGGAATCCCCCAGCAGAAGACAATCCTGTAATACCCCCAGCAGTTACAGAATGCGTATCGCCAAGCGGAGATAATCCCGATGCGCCGCTACCAAATACAGGTAACTTAAATAACAGGGATAGGTGTGCTACCACAGCAGAGAACTGCGACTCCCCAACTAATCCTAGTACAACTCCATCATCAGCTGGACTGGGCGGACCTTGTCCAGAAGGCGGTCCATTTTCCCCCTCTATATGGTATCTATTTGATAAGAGAGAGTACTTAATAGACCAGCCGGGGGGAGTAGATATATCTACCTCTGTAACTATAACTGCTTCGTGGGGTTCAGGAAGTGTTACTTTACTACCAGGAGGAGGAGACTCATTTCCTTTCTTCGAGTCGCTAGCTGCTGTAGATAGAACCAGCGGGGCGGTATGTAGGAACGATGGGCCGGGATGTAGTAATCTCACAATGACTGGCATATCTGCTGGTGTCCCATATAGCGGTACGGTCGGGGAAGGCATAGTTACAATATGCTGCTTAACCGCGGACAACTGGCAGATCCCTATAGCAATGTCATCCACAGTTACTGGAGTATGGGTGGCAAATACAGCTACGGGTAAGGTAAATAGCTCGATACACCCAGCAGTAGCAAGCGCAAGTGTTAAACCTCTTTTAAAACCTCAGATAACTTTAAGCACATGATACTTACATTAGACGACATAACTATCAAAGAAGTAAAAGACCTGCCCTTGCAGGATCTAGCAGCTAGGTTTCGTTTCCCATATGATAGGACTACAAGAGTTACTTTCATAGGGGAAGAGTTTAGCTTAGTGGTTTCTTATACGCATAACAAACTATTAGAGGGTATAAGCACTATAGGAGTATATAGTACAAATACTATAGGAGCGGGGGAGAGTGAGGCAGCTAACAGAGAGGCAGTCTGCCGCAGCTGCCCAGCAAAGGTATTTGATAGTACCACAGTAGCTTGTCGGAAATGCGGTTGCTACTTGACAAATAAATGGAAGATAAAAGATTCCACTTGCCCATTAAATTTTTGGAAGTAAAATACAACCATCACCTTCTTTCCTAAAGGGAAATACACATGATTGCAGTAATCAATGGCGCAATTGGCAGTACCATCGAAATCTTTAAGGGCACTGATGGCATTCTACAATTTGCTCTTCAAAGCAATGGCTCACAGGGGCCAGTTGGTCAGGTATCTCGTAAGGGCACTCCGCTAGATGTGACTGGCGACACAATCACTTTCGATCTTTTCGACGACATTCGTCGTAAGAATGTTGCTAGTGTTTCGCTAACTGGTACGATTGTAACTGCGCTAGCTGGGCTGGGAACGTTCGCACATAGCGCTGCACAAACAGCCGCTCTAACCGGTTCCACATACTACGCTTTTGTAAAGCGTACTGAAAATACCGGTACGACCACTGAGTACAGTGACGTATATACGACAGTTTTGCTCAAGTAATTCAGCATTACATTAACCTAAGCAAAGGAATAAAGGAGGGTAACTCCCTCCTTTATTTTTATACTATATGCCTCTTACAACTGCATGGCGTGAAAAAGCAATAAAATTCTTTATTAAGGGAGTGAATCCTCTTACCGGGGTTACTACACTCTACATAACAAAGCATACTGAGTTGCTCACTCCTACAGCTACTCAATCTACGAATGAGGCTACTTATCCAGGGTATACCCGACTAGCTATTGGTAGAGATGCAGTTG